ATGCTAAAGTTATTAAAGATCTTTTTACTTACTTTATTATACCTTACGCACTTATATACTCCCGAGAAAAACCTCTCCATCATTTGTTGTTTTTTCTCTAGTAAATCCTCTCTATAAAGTTTTTGATTAAGCGGTATTGTGGAAGGGAATAGTTTTTTCTTAATTTCTCCAATAGAATTAAGACCAAATAGAGAAACATATGAATATGCAATCTGATCAATTTCTCTTTTATTTCTTTTACCTTCGTAGTAACAGTTCCAAAAATGTGTTTTTCCTACTCCCCATTCACCTTTAATTACTGCAACCCTGTCATCAGAAGCCAAAAATTCATCTAAAATTTTTGTTATGGACATAATTAATGCTCCTAAGAGAAAGGCGCTTAACGCGCCTTCAATCAACTCTTTTTCATCAACTCGCGTTTAATTTCGTCAGTACGCATCGTCACATCGGCTGCGGTGATCGCCTCGTTCATCTTTACGATGTCCTCTATTTCCTGCGGGGACTTCTCTGCCAGATGGAAAATGGCTGCACGTATCACATCAGAACGGGTGAACTTCTCGAAGCGAGGGATGAACTTCATCATCTCCAGTAATTCGAAATACTCGTCTTCAAGAGACATCGTGCGGCTTTTGATTTTCTCTTTGCCACGTGTTGGACGGCCTTGTGGACGGACAGGCTGGCGCATCGGGGTGCTGCTTTTAGGCGCAGCAGCTTCTGCAGCCGGACGTTTTGCCAGATCACCCATTTTCATGGACATTATTCACCCTCCAAGGTCATTACGTATTCTACTAATGCTTCAATCTCGGCCTCAGCCTTTTTGTCGCGTTCGGCTCCGGTCATCTCAAATATGGAACGACCCGCCTCTTCGGCATCGTCATAGACGTTGCGGTTGTAAAGATTCACCGGTACCGCCTCGATGCCAAAGGTTTCGACAATTTCTTTTGCAGCGATAATGCGCGCAGCCTGGGAGGGCAGAGACGGGCACTGGTTCATTACAGCACGGATTTTGATTTGGTCATTCACGCTGCTAACGCTGTCGACGATGGGGTCGATGTCACGTAAGGATTTCAGATCGCGGCGTTTCGGGCGAAGCGGGATAAGGATCACGTTGGCCATCAGCATAGCCTGGCGCTGAATTTCGGAGTCGAAACCACCAGCGTCAACGACGACGTAATCGAAACGGCCGCGAAGCGAAGTGATGTGTTTGATGATGTCATCCTGGACATAGGCGAACGGGATCAGCTCCAGTTCTTCATTGTGCCGGCGGTCTTCACACCACCCTGTCGTGGTGCGCTGGATGTCGATATCAGTGATCTGGACTTTCTTTTTCTTTTTGATTTTCAGACAGGCTGCAATTTGCTGAGCAACAGTCGATTTGCCTGGGCCACCCTTGGTGCCGCCCACCACAATGATCTGAGTCATTCGTGATATCCCTACGTGTGATTTATCGTCGTATGAAACAACTTGTTTTCTTATATGCGATATAGCCTAAATGCCTACGGCTGCGGTGTAAAGGTTAAATGGTAGGTGGTTCATATCAAGTGTATAAAATCGCCTTGCGCCTGCATTGACGCCTCTACATTCACAGGTTAGTATTTCACCAGGTGGTGATGGTCACCTGGCGCCTGTCTCGCAAAGCAATAGCCCATCATTCTGCAGTACCCAACACTTGGCCGCCATCATTATGACGCTGCCCGGTTAACAGGCTATCGGTATGCGTCTAATGTGTGGAAACATAGCCATGTCTAACTACTCTGGTTTAAACATTCTCAAAAGCAATGCTAAAGAATTAGCTAAAAAACAAGGGATTAAGCTAACAGAAGCTCTTGAAGCCATCGCTATCGATGCAGCGTTTTCGAACTACCATGAACTTTCATCTGTGGCGAAGCGATTTCCATTAGAACCTAGGTTAATGAAGGCCGCTTTTGGTGAGACGCACTTCGAAAACGTCATTTTTTCGAGTGATGTTTACGTTCAATTTGAGATGGCTGTTGACGAACTTTTATCCGATGCGGTTGCTTCAACAAATGCTAATGGTTTTGCAGTATATGACCTCGAGCCAACTGAAGTTCAGTATGACGAGGAAAAGGGACTGTTGAACATGACTGTGGCGTTCAGTTATGAAGGTGAGCAAATGCCAGACCATTTTTTCTCCGGTACATCATTCTTCTTAACAGCAAATGTTCCTCTTATTTATCGTGATAATAATTGGCTAATCGCTGAAGAAGGTATCGAAATAATATCTTCAGACTCAAATGCAGATCCTGACAGCGACTGGTACGACCTTACAGATAGCTGATAAAAAATGCGCTTTGGTGTTAACCAAAGCGCCTTCTACCTGATATTGATAGTAATGCAATCACCACTTACACAACCGCTCACCGAGCGTGTTGTGGATCAGGATTTCTCTCTCAGTTTCTTCTGTCAGGGCGTCGTCCTTGCTGATGTAGATAGGGTTAGCCCCATCGCAGAATTGTACGCCCACGGTCTGAGGTTTAATCACGCATCCACTTATCGCGAAGCTCGCGATGAACGGCAGAAGCATCCTTAGTCCTGACTTCATTAATCGTCTCATTTTTCACATCCACTGTGCCTTGAAGCCGTTTGTTGGTTTCTCTCTGCGCCTTTTCCTCCATGGCCCGCCGGGCAGCGCGTCCACCCCAGGTGTACGCCCCAACGAGCACAAAGAAGACGGCAGCCAAAGTCATGATGGTCGATTTGACCTTTGAAAGCAGGCTGCCGTTCATGGTTACACCACTCCTGCCTGATGCTTACGAACTTGCGACCAGGCAATAAAGCCGGCGACAACAATGGTCGCAATACCGAAGATAATGCGAACGGTATCCCCGCTGGTGATATGTCCCTGGGCCTTATCCATCGCAACGGAGATCTGCGGCATTACGTCCGCCAGCTGCGCAATACCGATACCTGCAGTCACCGTTGCGCCTGCAGTTTCTTTCGTGACGGGTACGGCTTTCACTGCAGTTACCGGTTTAACGACGCCGGCGCGACGCATACCTTCGTCAATAACTTCGGCCGAATACCAGCTGTTGAGTGTTTTCAACGGGCCACGACCGTTCTCATGACGAATGATCGCCTCCACCAGCGGCCGCATAGTATTGTAGTCATGCAGATCGATGATCATGTCCGGCGTCACGCCTACAGCTTTAGATACCTCATTGATATAGGCGGCCGTGTTGTTTTCATGTGGCGGCGCCCAACGCTCGATGACTTCGCGGATCGTATCGATGCTGGAACCGTCTTTTGCGCGGCGCTTATCATGGTAGGTGATGAGCGTTACTGTCAGTGCTCGAATCCCCCATACGGGGTCTTTAAAAGTGCAGAACCGCGGTTCCGCCGGGTTGTTTACTAACCCTTGCCACGGCGACCCCTTATCCAGGTTACCAGGGTTATTGTTACGAATGCCTCTTGGAGTACTCATCCTTGTTCTCCTGTTATTGCAGTCCATTTTTCACGCCATAAGCGGCCAAACCCAAAAGCAGCACGGTGATCAGGAACGAGGTAATCTTGGAAATAATGCCTCCAAAGAACCCGCTTGAAATCGTGTCGAGCCGATTAAGAAGTTTGTCCAGGTTGGAATGCTGAATGCTATGTTGCGCCGGAGTCATATCACCAAAGTAGGTTCGCAGCTGATCGTTGACCTCCTGGCCAATATCATCTCGAAGCTCCTTACTTAATTTTCCTACGACTTCGCGCGCAACAATGGCGGCAATGCGCTCCACCTGCTCTGGCGTCACGCCTGCCATCTCGTTTGACATGTCTTCCTCCATGAATAAGTCAAATCGGATGGCAGATTTATATCATAAATTATAGATTAATTGTAGGTAAGTACTTACATACAATTAATTGTTATTTATTTGTATTCATCGGTCATAGCCAAGCCAGCATCTAGAGTATTCTGGTTTGTAATCACGGGGGGCTCTTTCTCCTCTGTTGAGTTAAGTTTGTTCTCCAGCACTTCAACTCGCTTAATCAGTACCTTCACCGCCGCCAGCGTGTCCATCATTATCACGTTGTTGTCGAGCTGAAGGCGCTCACTGTTAATCTGCTTATTACCATCCAGGTACGAAATATTAACGTGTTTCACGTATTGCTCGTCTACTTCCTCGGCCTGCTGCGCGATGATCCCCCGGCGGACGCGGTTCTGTTCGTCGTCGTTATAGACGAACGTCACCAGCTCCAGCGCCTTTATGCGGTCTACTGACTGCTGCCCATCAGTAGGCGTGATATCGTGCTTCAGGCGAGCGTCAGACGTCCCCAGAAACTGAACGCTACCGCGCTGGCTTCCGTAGATATTGCCGTCGGCCAGGAATTGCCAATACTGTATTGGTTGCGAAAAACCACCAACAGAAAGAATTAGTCGGTGGTTTGTCCCTACCTGCTCTTCGAACCACATAGCCGCCTGTCCGCCATCAACGTTGCCATCACTACCGCGCGTACTAAATCTTGACGTAAAACGTGGCGCTTGTAACACGGTGCCATTTGCTATGTTTCCAGGGTCAGTGTTTAATCTGGCAATGAAGGCTTGCCCGTACAGATCGCCGTACTGCGTAGCAATGCCATAAACCCCGAGACCGCCACGGACTCGCAGCCCCGGATAAACCGCTAAAGCCCCGTCTTCGGTGATAATTCGATGCGTATAATCTGCAGAGCTACCTTTGTGGTGAAAATCAATGTACGGCGTTGTGTCGCTGCTGATTTCCAGGTTTCCGGCGTCGATGGCAGTGAACTGTGTATTGCTATTCTTCCTGAGAATTTGCCCTGCAGCCGTTATAGTGGCACTGAAAGTAACCCCCTTACTGAATATCTGCGTCTGTGTGAACGTGTTTGCTGCGCTCGTCTTCGCTGAATCTTTCAGTGAGTTCCTGAGTTCCGCGAGGTCAGATGCTTTCGCCATCCCAGATACAGCAGGAACAGTCACAGACGTACCTGTTATAGGGTCTGTCATCGTAATGTCGCCGCTTCCGGTCAGGGCTGTAGACCATCCTTGGACAACGTTACGCCAAAGAGTAAATGCACTGGCTAGTTGGTTCGCAAAAGACGATGTGCTGGCAGTTTCTGACGTGATAATTCCATATTTCGCACCAGAAAAAGCAGTTGTTATGTTTCTCGTCAGGGTCAGTTGAGTGTCATTATTTACTGATTTGATGGCATACAGATCAGCACTTCCATTGCGATAAATGACTAAAATTGAACCCTCTTGAATACCAAGTGCGGGCTCCGACCACTTTGTTGAAATACCAGTAACCTTTGCCTGGTTTGCTGCACCCGTTACGGTGCCAACTTCATACATTGCCATAATTACATTCCTTGTAATTTTAATGAGCGGCTCTCAAAGAGCCGCCTGAAACTTAAGCCAGAGAGATGGAGCCAGTAGTTCTGTACATCGAGACAACCCCTGTAAACCGGAACTGACCGCTATCGCCACGGTTCGGCCACTGAATGGTAATCTGGTGACGTTGACCGAAGTTTGACGCCGGGATACGGATTGAGAAGATTGATGTTTCAAAATCCTTACCATCGTTTCCAGAGTCAAAAGTCCAAACGGTCGTTTCATCAACGCGAATTGTTACGTTCTGACGCCATACCTGAACAATCGCAACGGAACCATTGAACACCATACGCCGTTCAAAGGGCATACCGTCAATCGTTGCAATCAGGTAGCGCGTGCCGGATGAGGTATTCCCGGAAGCTGGCCAGTTTTTAACAACACGGTCGGTCATTGTCACAACGTCACCAACAATTTTATTGGCCTGAACAGTGCCAAGCACAGTGCAGTTCTCGTTAATAGTCACGTTATTAAGCACACCAGTATTTGCGTGAACTTCACCACGAATAACTACGTTGTTGAACTGTGAACTACCGTCTTTTCCAATTCTCCAGCCATTTGAACCGTTAACGAAATTGTCAGATCGGATTTCACCGCCAATTTTTGCATTGGTGATGGAGCCATCCTTAATCACAGCGGCATTCATGTAGGCAACGCCATTTTCCACAACAAATGGTGTGGTCGTGTTTCCGTTAGAGGTATTGATTAAGCCGAAGCGATCAGCCTGAACCAGAAACTGGCTCTGCAAATTTTTGCCATCGATACCTAAAGCGATACCAGCAGCATACTTTTTACCGTTGCTGTTGGTTTCCATTTTGACCATCCAGGTACTGTTAACGTTGCCGTTTTCAACAACCGTTTTCTTCAGCTCCTGCAGCTCGGCTGACTGGCCTCCTACCTGAGCTGTCAAATTCGTCTGCTGCTGAGACAGTGCGCTTATCGTTGTGGCCTGGGTCTGCTGAGTTGACTTAATTGCCGCCAGAGAGGTGGTGGCGTTATTCAACTCCGTCTGGTTTTTGATGTTTGCCGATGCCTGCGCGTCAATTTGCGACTGCAAGCTGGTATTCAGCGACGACTGCGTTTTCTCGTTGTTGGTGATGGTCTGCGCCATCTGATCAACCTTCGAAGACGCATCATTCACCTGGGACGTCAAAGAGGACAGCTGAGACGCCTGGGATGTCACCTGCCCTTCTACATTGGTAACATGTGAGGTAAGGCTGGTGAGCGCGGATGCATTCGCATTAGCCGAATCTTGAGCCTCTTTTGCGTCGGTGATATCGGTGACAACAACGTCATCGATATACAGATCATACCCCGGTGTACCAGTGCCAGTTGTGCCGCGGGTAGATACCCAAAATGCGCCGCGAGTGTGGCCAGCGGCTACACGGAGCGTGCCGGTGAATTTCTTCCAGGTCCCTCTGCCCCCCAACGAACCTTCAGTGATGGTGATCGCCGACGGCCAGTTGTTATTGTTGGCAGCGTTTTGGGTCTGCAAACCAACGATTGTTGACCACCCGGATGATGGCGACTGATCTGCCGGCATCATCGCCCAGAGTTCAATGCGGAATACCGCATTTTCTCGCAGAGCAATCCACTTACCAATGGATTTATCGCTGTTTCCGCCCTCACCGGCGCCGCGGGAAACACGCAACGACTTCGTTCCGCTTCGTTTCTGAGAGCTGACGACGACCGCACGCGAGCCGCTGATCTGCTGGTTTTCAGAGTACGTCTCCAGAGAACCATCAAACCACGGGTTGCTCCCCATCGCCTGAACAGTGCTCAAAGAGTTTTTGAGCGAAGTTGTCTGGCTGCTCTGGGTTTCAATTTCTTTCTCGTTCTGCGTGACGCGGTTCGTTAATGCCGTTAACGCAGCTGCATCCGCTTTCTTCGAAACATTTGTGTTTGTGGTCGCAAGGTCATTCTTAAGTTGCGTAACCTGGCTGCCCTGGCTGGTGATGTCATTCTCTGTCTTGGTCACACGACTATCGAGTTTAGTGATCGCGCTCGAGTTCGCCTGAGTTTCAACAGAGTCGGTCACATCGACGACGTAAAAATCATCAAAGTACATCGCGCCTGCGGACAAGAAAGCAGTGAACTGAACGTCAGCAACGACATCCTTTGTCGCCTTCCAGGTCCAGGACACTTCCTGCCAGTTCGAAGTGAACGGGCCATAAGCCTTACTTGCGATTAGACCGTTACCTTCTGCCACACGGAATTTTGTGTTGTCAGTCGACTGAATGGTGGTATTAGGGTCCTGCTTTGCCCAGATGCCAATTTTGTACGACCGATCCTTTTTGAAGGAGATCTTCTGGCCCACGCCTGCAGAACCACCCGCCGCCAGTTTGGCGGCTTTGGTGCCAAGATGTGGAACCTGCAGCGTTACCACCGTGGCAATCCCGCTCCAGCCTGTATAGCCCTCCGTACCACGCTCAAAAGACGGGTTTACGATCAGGTTCCCGGGGATCTGGCTTGCTGCATCCACGCTGGCGTTACTGGACGCAAGGCTGTTTTCCAGTGCCGTTGTCGAGGAGCTCAGGGAGTCAATATTATCCCCCTGGGTCTTCACTGTGTTCTGGAGCGTGGTAATTGCCGACGCGTTCGCATCAGCCTTCATCATCACACCGCCGGCGGCGCCCAGTCCCATCATTACCCCGTTCACAAACTCGACTGAGGTCGAGATGTGGGCGGTGCCGTCGCCACCGGTTGGCGCACGCAGTTCCAGACCATCGCCAGGCTTCATGCCTTTGCGGCCAAGGAGAATGTAGGCACCACGATACGGTAGAGAGTTGACGACTTCGGATGTGCCACCAAGAGATTCCAGGGCAGACAACACCTTACCTCGGTTGCCAGTTGGCTCATCGAATGTCAGGACACAAACGTAAGTCCCACTGGCCAGTACCTCGATATCAGCCGACATCGTGGCGCCATTATTCGCGCTGCCAAAGACATCGTATGTTTTGGATGTCGCAATCACCGTTGATCCGTCGCTGTGTTTTGCAAAAGTGACCAGCGCCCAGCTGCGACCAGGGGTAAACAGGTTTTTGCCGCTTTCATCAAAAACCCCAGGAGTTACGCTGTTGCCATTCCCCCGTGCAGTGACAGTAAACACAGTGCGACGGTTCATCGAGGCCTGCAGGCTGGTAATGCTACTGTTCGCCGCGGTTAAATCGCCCCCCTGAGATGTCACCGTGTTCCGGAGATCCTGCAATGCAGAAGCATCAGCCTTCTTGGCAATGTTGTTCTGAGCTGTCGATAGCCCGTTTTCCAACGATGTGGTGCGATTTCCGATAGAGCTAATGGAAGTGCCTTGCTGATTCACTTTCGTTGTCAGCGAATCCACAGCCGACGCACTGGCGCTATCAGACGGAGACTCGTTCCAGTCGGAAACAACGTTACCTACCTCAAACTTCGGACTGTTGATGTACACCGTCTGGTCTTTGGAGGTATTGCTCTCGATACGGCACAGAATCAGGCGCTTGGTGCCCGTGGTAGGTGTCTGTTTCCACTTAACCCAATAGCGGGCCCATGAAGTGGTCAGCGTGAACTGCGCACGACCATCAGTGTTGTTACCTTTCGCACCCTGGCTGGTCTCGATAGACGTTGTGGTGTTCGGATTGTAGAAGAACGCCGTCATCGTCTGGCCAGTAACGCCGCCTTTCGCATAGAAGCTGTAAACGTACTCACCTGCATCGACCGGCGACTCAAGCGTGATTTCCCGCAGATCCTTGTAACCGGAGCCGGCTTTTACAGTTGCGCCAATTACCGCATTACCACGATACGTATCGCTGACAACGTTCGACCAGCCGGTCATATCGCCGGAGTTCTTGATCAGGTTTGTACCGCCGACAGAAATCGCATCAACCTTATTGTTCAGATTCGTGACAGAAGAACTCGTTGAGTTAATGTCTTTTTCGGTCTGGGTAACACGGTTGGTCAGTGCCGTCAGAGCATTGGCGTCCGCTTTTTGAGCAACGTTTGCATTTGTTGTTCTCAAATTATTCTCAAGATTGGTAGTACGTGTACCAATGCTGGAGATGTTCTCCCCCTGCTGATTTACCGTAGAGGTCAGCGAATCAACCGCTTTCGCCGTAGCATCGAGGGAATCCTGGACTTTGGAGGAGTCGGTTACGTTCCGCAGATGCCAGTCAGTCACATACCAGACGGTGCCGAATGGGCTGGACTGGTTAATTTGCAGGAATGGACGGAAGAAGCCGCGATCGACAATCCCCTGAGTAATTTTGAATCGCCAGGTTACTCGCTGCCATGTGGCCGACGCCTTGCGGTTGCCGCCGGATGACAGAGGCGCGCCCACGCTGCCGCTTGGCCTTGTTGCGGTTCCGAGATACAGGTTGAAATCAGCGGAGCCGGCACCACACGCGACGAGAGCAGACATTTCATAGACATCCCCCAATGTCGCCGGAATAGCAGCAAAATTGGGGTGATGGTCGCGAGCCGCAATGCGTGCAACATAAGCGTATGGGCAATTGGCTGGCACGCCCTCAGACGAGCTGGAAACCACAGTGAAGCCCATCTGACTAAACTCTGGGTCAAATGTCGGGTTGCTAATCAAATCGCCACTTGTCGCATTCCCTGCGCGTACAGATGAATTAAGCGCAGTGATACTGCTATTCGCAGAGGATAAGCCCGATTCTGTTTGATCGACGCGCCCGGACAACACGCTTAAAGCGCTCTGATCCGCTTTTTTACTGACGTTGTTATTGGTCGTTGCCAGGTCATTTGTCAGTTTGGTGATGCTGTTACCCTGACTGGTGATCTGGTCACCCTGTTGGGAGACGGTCGAGTCCAGTGTCGAAATCGCATTGGCGTTAGCATCTGCTGTACTTTGCGCGTTGTAGGCATCAGTCACTTCGGTAATGACCAGGTCATCAATGAGGAATGAGTTACCCGCCTTAACGCTGCTAACGTTAGGAATAGAAATCCTCACCATTGCCTGCTTAATACCGCTCTTCGTTGATTTCAGGTAACCAGAAACCTTCGTCCATTGAGCTGTAGACAGCTCTTTCGCCGCTTTGGTTACTGCTGGCCACTGCCAGGAATTGTCCTGATACTGGAGCGACAAGCCAATGGAGATCTGCGCATTCTCGGCCATAGCGGTACTCTTGGCATCCAGCTTAACCCAGCATTCCATATAGAAGACTGCGTTATCGCGTACCTGGAAACCGCTGAAAATGTGATTATCGCTGTTATCAGTTGCGTTAGCGTTGTAATCATTCGGACGCGTCACACGGATGCACTTACTACCGCCATGCGAGTCATCAGTGGTCACGATAACGCGATTATTTGATAGATTGTGGCCAACCGCGTAGCTTTCAAAAGTGCCATCAGGAAGCAGATTAGCGCCGCGTTTGGATTGCTGGTTCAGAGAACTGCTGAGCGACGTAATGTTGCTGTTCGCCGCCGTCAGACCGGACTCCGTCTTCTCTACCCGACCTGTCAGCGTAGTGACTGCCGACTGATCGGCCTTTTTCGCGATGTTTGCGTCAGCGGCTTCGAGGTCATTGGTCAACTTAGTGATGCTGTTGCCCTGACTGATGATCTTGTCACCCTGCTGTGTCACCGTGCTCAACAACGTAGACAGCGCATCGCTATTAGCCTTGATCTTCACCTCATCCGTGATATCAAAGACCTTAAATGTATCAACCCAGATTTCGGCATTAGCCGGGTGCGCGTAAAGCTTAAAGTTCTGGCCATCAGCGTTAGAGGCAGTAAGTCCAGTCTCCCAGGTAATGGTCTGCCACTCACTGGTTAGTGTGACGTTTTTATCTTCATAATTGCTGTCGGTCTGGCCGATTTTATTCTGGCGCCGGATCAACATGTTCATCGCCCCGGACACGCCCTTGGCTTTAACCACAACACGATATTTGCGCTGACCATTAAGCGGCAGCGGCTTGTTGTTGTTGGAGAAGATGCCTGGGCTGGTAGTGGTCGTCCGGTTCAGCTTAACCCCAGCCTTACCATCACCAAAGTTGCCGAAAGTGACGCCCGCCGGATACTGGGTATCCCACGCAGTTGCACCCTGCAGGAAATCGTAGTTCGGGATCAGGTTGTCACCAGCGTTTCTGGCAGCGGTCAGGGTGTTATTCAGGTTCGTGATGCTGTTACCCTGGCTGGAAATCGTATCCCCCTGCTTGGAGACCGTATTTTGCAGCGTAGACAGCGCCTGTGCATCTGCCTTATTCGCCAGATTAGCGTTGGTCTGTTCGAGGCTATTTCGCAGGTCAGTAACGCTCTGTGAGGTGCTCGTGACGCGATCACCTACGGTGCTGACGTTTGAGGTGACGGCGCTAATGGCATTCGAAAGCGCGTTCATCCCAAGAGCAGAATTCAGCTGGGCTACCTTCTCGGACAGTTTAAAACCGAGGTTAATGTAAGCCTGACCAGTCCATTGGTTCACCAGGAACTCAACCGTGCTCCAGCCAGCTTTCAGATCAAAGCTAACCGTATTCCAGCTCGCATTACCAAAGGCAACCCTAACACCGTTCACGTACACGGCGCCCGTATCATCAAAAACACGAGAACCTGGTGCCATAGTGATGGTGGTATCAGCATTGACTTTCACGAAGGCTTTGTAATGCGCGATCACGTAACTGCCGGCGCTCGCAAAGTCCAGTTTTGCCGCGTCAGGAACCTCATCGATCGAGATTGGCGCCTTACCGTTGATATCGCTAAAGGTCGGCTCAGTGGTATTGTTCGCCAGTTGTACGTTGTATACGCTACGCACCCACATGTTCTGGCGGCCGTTAACCATCTGGTTTGACAGCGAAGTGATGCTGTTGGAGTTCGACGTAATGTCTTTTCCCTGCTGGGTCACGGTGCTGTTGAGGGTTGATAACGCATTGGACGTCGCATCAATCGCTTTCTCATTGCTCACGTCAACGCAGAAGACGTCATCGAGATACATATAGCCGGAAGCGACACTTGCGCGCAGAGACACAACCACGCTGGCGGTTTTGGCTGGCGTATACTCGCCGCTAATAAGTGCCCAGTTAGTCGACAGCCCGGCGCCGGTGATCGGGATATCCTTTAACGGCGTCAGATCTGCGTTTCGAAGGCTAATCTTGTTGTTGCCGGCATTATTGATCGCGAAGTCAGCGGATTTGCGAACCCATGCGCCGATACGATAAGTCTTGCCAGCCTGCAGCTCGACCGTTTGATTGCAGCCTGAGTCACCGCCAGAGGCCAGTTTGCCCGCCTGGATGATGTATTTCCCCGATTTGGGGTTCTGGGCCTCCAGCAGAGTCCAGCCGACATACTCCCAACCTTCGAAACCACGTTCAAAAGAGTTGTTTTTGAGCATGTTGCCGACGATCGCTTTCGAGGCATCCGCATCAGCATTGGCGTTATCCAGCGAGTTTGACAGGCTGGTGATGCTCTGGGACTGGCTGGAGATTTGATTTTCGGCAGCAGTTACGCGGTTTGTCAGATTAGTCACAGCTGAGGCGTCAGCTTTGTTCTTGATGCTGTTCTGCATCGAAGTGATCTGCTGCCCCTGGCTTGTGATGGTGCCCTCAACAGACGATACCCGAGAGGTCAAAGCATTGGTGGCACTGGCGTTCGCCTCAATCGCCAGAGCATCAGTGACGTCAACAAAACCAACATCATCGAAGTACTGAGAACCGGTTTTGAGAGAAGACATGATCGATACGTCAACTTTACCGGTCAGCGTCGCCTTCCAGGTATCAGAGACCTCTTTCCATGTTTCATCTTTGGGCAGATTCTCCGGACGGATCGGAATCTCTTTGAGCAACGTGGCTGCGCCAATACGCAGTTTGTTGTTGCCAGGGCTGCTGATCACCGCATCAGTGGTGCACCGCACAAAAGAGGACAGCTTGTATGTCCGCCCTTCGACGACGCTTACAGATTGCGCGATTTGCACCGTTCCGGCGGCGCAAACAAGAATTTTGCTACCAGAATGGGGCGCACTCGCTTTGATAACACTGGATACGCTGTTTCCTGCAGACCACCCTGCCAGGTCACGCTCAAAGGAAGCGTTAACCAGCAAATTGCTCGGGTTGCTTTTGGCAGTATCGGTATCGCTCTGGATATCGCTCAGCGAGTTATTCAGGGTGGTGATGCTTTCACTCTGGCTGCTAAGGGTTTTATCCTGCTGGGTTACGGTCGACTGCAGACCGGTGATCGCCTTGCTGTTCGCAGATACACCAGACTCAACACTTCCTACGCGATTATCCAGCGTAGACAATGCCGCACCTTGTGATTTAAGGGTATTGCCCTGCTCTTCGACCTTCTGGGAAATTGTCTGTACCGCACTGGCATCGGCCTTCTGGCCAAGGCTTGTTTGCAACCCGGTAATCTTGCTTGCCTGGGAAGCTTGTTCAGTGGACAGCGTATGCAGCTCTTCTGCAACAGAGGCTTTGTTTCTGTTGAATTCAGTCTGCAAGGATTCACGCGCACTCGCTTCCGCAGCATCGGCGGTGATACGAGCATTTTTCTCCTGATAGATCAGACCGGAGCGAATGTCGTCCAGATTTCCGCTTTCAGAGGAACCGCGGATTTGTGCAGCCAATGTGCTGCGCGCCTGCGCTTCGGCGGTATCCGCATTCGCACGAGCCTGCTGCTCTTCCTGTAACGCGGCCATGCCTGCGCCCGGCGTCGGCCGACCGACGGCGATCCAGTCGAATAACAGGTAATTGTCCGCATCCTGACCTGAAGTGAAATCGAAGCGGAAACGACGAATCGTTGTCGAATCTCGCCACTCAATGTCGTGCAGGGTCAGAATCGCAATACCCTTGTCATCGTATTCCGGTTCATTGATAACCACGGAGCGACCAGCATTCCAGCCGGTTTCATCAGCGCCAATCCAGAACATTTTGGCGTTCCAGGTTGGGTTGCCAACCTTTTTAATGCGCATCTTAATGAAACGATAAGCATGGGCATCGATCGTCAAGCCGTTAGGGGAACGACAGGTTGAGGTCGGATTGTTCGCTTTCAGCCAGCCATCGCTGGTGACGCTCATTGGCGTGTAGCCATTATCATCTTCCGTCCAGCCTTCAGCGTCCTGGTCGAAATACCAGATTTTCAGAGAGTCGAACTGTTCCCCTGTGCCAGCGGCAATCTGCGAGATCTGTCGCGCGAGGTTTTCGTCACCGGAGGTCACAACCTCAGACAAGCTATCGATAGAGGTTTTCAGCTCATTCTTCGCGCTCAGCAGTTGGTCGGCCGCTTGCTTGGCTGCATCATTAACATCTGCAATACGGTCATTCGTCTCTTTCTGAATGGCCGCAGTCAGATCTTTGCTGGTCTGGGACAGCGACGTTGTCAGTGATGACTGCGCTTTCTTAATCTCCTGCGACAGAGCAGCGTCGCCGTCTTTAATCGACTGTTTTGCAGCTTCAATTTGGCTGTTTACATTGGAGATGTTGGTATTGATCGTCTGGTTGACCGTATCGATATTGTCGACAATTGTCTGATTGACGGTATCAATGTTCTCTTTCAGCGACTGATTGACAGAGTCAACCTGCGCCTTAATTTCGGAGGAGGTTTGCGCAAGGTCGTTTTCAACTTGCTGAATAGACTCGTTGACTGAGTTCTGAACCTCGCCAATGGCGTTGTCTACCGCCTCCTGAGTGGCTTTGCTGTCGATTTCGTCGAGCAGCTCCTTGCCGAGTTCAGAAGATGTGATCTTATCTTTCAGGAAAGACAATACGTCGCGAGTGGTGGCCTCTGTACCGAGGTTCGAGTTCGGCTGGCCTACCATCCCACGTTTGTTTACCGCACGAATCCAGTAATACCAGGTCTCGTTGTCACCCAGCCCAGCGTGAGTGAAAGTCGTTGTGGCGGCCTGAGCAATGAGTGTCGCGGTGTCCAGCTTATTTGTTTTGGACGCATACACGTTGATCTGCGCGAGGTCGACTGAATCAGGGTTAACCCAATTCAATACCACGTTACGATAATCCCCCACCGCGGTCAGTGATGTGGGCGCCCCTGGCGGCGTCATCGTGCCTTTTACCTGATAGACAGCAGTAATGATCTCGGATTTTTTGCCGCCGAAGGAAACGGAATACAGCTGGAAGTCATATCGCCCATTTTCGGCAACATTGACGATTTCATATTGTTCTTCCGTGGCGCGGGCAGATTGCCAGTTGGAGACGTTGCCCTCGTCGGAGCGGCGCCAGCTGACCCAGTATTCTGGTGATTTACCTTCCCAGGCAAGCATCAGCTTCACGGACAAGTTGCCCGGACTGGACAGATAGGTGCCTTCTGAGATGACCAGATTGCTCGGTTTGGAATATGTGGGATCAAGAACCGTCGTATTTTCTGGAACGAGCGTGGCCCCGTTATCAATCGCCTGGTACTTAGATGCATTGTTCTGCACCACCGTGATATCAAACGACCCCGGGGTTTCACCTTGCGCGATAGCGACCACGCGCGCCCGCATTGGAACCAGGTCTGGTTCGGTGATCGTCCAGACGCCATTCGCTACTGGTTGATCGGCTGTGGCCAACGCCGTCTTGAAGGTAACTTTAGTGATGTTGTCGCCGGTCTCGTTGATGTCTCGCTCAACGATTTTGCCTTCCTGATTGATGATACGGATGAAGCTACCGCTCTTTTTCAGAGAGACAGGTGCATCGAGGGTGATGCTGTTTTTGGTGAAAGAGACAATGCGACCGGAATTGCGTTTGCCGGCACGATATTTGTTCTGGATCAGAACGGTTTCGCCCGGCATCAGGAACGAGGCGTCCAGGCCCGCGGTAAAGGTGATCATGTCTGACTCCATACGCGCGGTATAGAGCAGCCACAAACCTACACGATGAGCCTGACCTCGGCTGGTGCATCCGAACGCAACGGCCTCGGTCTTGCGCTCCCCGTATCGGGCCATCGCTTCCTGATCTTCAACATACTCAACGTTCTGCTTATAGCCGTCTTGTTTGTTGTTATAAGTGATCAACGCAACGGACGGCCGGTCTTTTCGAGCAGAGCCTTTATAGGTAAACAGGCCATCTTTTACGTTTGCGTTGGTAAACAGCATGACAGGGTCAGACGGGCTGTCCTGCATGATATTCACCATGCCACCAGCCCAGAAAACCATGCCACGGAAAGCGCCGGCAATATCCTGAATCAGACGATAAGCGTCCTGACGACTGGTGATCTGGGTGTTGATTGCAAAGCGTTTTTCTTTTCCACCAAAGCCATCATCAACCTCTTCGTCGCAGTAGCGACCGATCTGATAAAGCTGGCCGAGGTCAATCATTGACTCCGAAACAAATTTGCCGAGGCCATAACGAGCATTGGTCAGCAGATCGAACAGAATCCAGGCTGGGTTGGAAGACGACAGAAGCTTAAAGGTTCCATCCCAAACGCCGTTATAAGTGTTCGTGTTTTCATCATAATTCGAAGGCACACGGATTTTGAGGCCACGGATAAGATACGAACGTGACGGCATAGAGCTACCAAACTGCTCAGAGTTAACCTTAAGGCCAACCAGAACGGAGTTCGGGTAGTTCATTGGGGTGTCAACGATCTCACCGATAGAGTCGACCCAGGTATCGTTAAAGAGATACTGATCGTTGCTGTCGGCGGAGAGACGAAGCACGCGCACTTTATAGGCACGCCCAGGCTTTGGAAGCTGGATTTCGTAACTGCGGTAGTAGACACCAGTCTTTTTCGCAGTCAGCGTCACGTCAGAGCTGATCTCACCTGTAGCAATCACGTCATAGAAAGAGCCATTGCCATTGGCCAGCTGGAACTTAAACTGGACCGAAGTACCGTTTGTGTCCCCTGTTTTCTTGTCAATGCTACGCAGCGACGGGAACTTCATGATCACTCGGACACGATCAGCGTCGTCGTTATCGATGGCGACCGTAACCGCGTTTGTGGTTTTCAGCTGTGTGTTAACGGCCTTTGGCGTTTCGACAAAATCGAAACCAGGCATCGGGCTTTGGTCTTGCGAACCATCCCGGAAATCCCAGGTTACACCGGAATAGTTGAATGATCCGTCTTCGTTCTCCAGCGCCACGCCATCGATGAAGATAGATTTAGCACCGTTAATAAGCCCACCAACAACACCTTCCCCGAGCAGATCGAGGATAGACGCCATGGCCCGCGAATTAACGGTATCATCCGCTTCAACTGGTGTACGGCTTGAGCCTGAGCTCTTTTTGCCGCCCGCTCCCGCAATCAGGAGGGGCAATCTCTTTTTCTTGAACTGATCCATGTTCAAAAAACTTCCCTTACAGTTGGTCTATGGTGATTGAAGAACTCACAATCTGTGAGCCAACTAAAATTTCCTCGCCGTAATTAAGCTGAACCGGGTTTCCCTGGTTGCTGGTGTTTTGAGGCCCATCGAAATAAAACGAATCCGTGTTATCCGCCTGTCTGACAGACGCATTTGATGCCTGCGGCGAAATCAGCATGGACACACCGCCCATCATCAATGACATCCCTCCCATCACCAGCGCGGAAGACGCACCAAAAGTCAGCCCAGAGGCCAGAGCGCCGACAGCGATCATCGCGGCGCCCACGAAAGTCTGGAACCACCCAAACGCCTTACCACCGCTGCCACGTGGTACGGGAGTAATGCGGATTTTTGCGATATTTTCCGACTCGCCCATCATCTGGTATTCGGTGTCGTCCATTGACCACTTGTGGCCCTGCTTATTTGTGACCTGGATGTGGTACTTATCGAAGTGGTTACGGTTACGCTTAATCCAGGCTTTAAAGCCCGGGCGATTCGCCTCAATCAAATCGATGGCTTGTTTGGTGTTGCGCACCTTCAATTTCCAGTGGCGGCCAAAGTTCTTTGCCATCGCACCGCCGAGCTGAACATGAACTAATTCAGACACGTCTCGTCTCCCTTGAGTAAATCCCTGTGACGCAGGTGATGCGTCGTGTGCTTCTGATACATCCCACCGTAATAAGCCCGACAGCTGAGACGGTCGATCTGGTGATGCATGATCATGCCGTCGCCGATGTATACCGCGCAGTGATCTGGCATTTTCCCGTACTGGATGAAGAAGATGTCGCCGCGCTGGGGTTCCGTCCCCGGCGCCATGCGGACAAGTCCTTCATTTCGGTAGTTCTGGTCGAGGATGTCGTTGTCCCCCGTGTACCAGGAAGGAATATGCAGGTGGGCGTTTGCATTCAGCTCAACGTCAAATTCACGCTTTAGGTAATCGCGGCACAGCATCCAGCAATCAAACACACCGAATACGTATGGGCGCCCGAGGTAGGGCATCTCAAAACCACACGGGTAAATGACGTTCATTTCGCTAAAGTGGAATGGCATATCGCTTTCCACATTTTTGCGAATTGCCAGAATCATCCACGGTAGTTCCGTCGCCTCGCACCCGGAGCGATCCGGGTCTGACGCCTCTGCGCTGCGTTCAACGTGAGAGTGCCAAATAGCGATCACTTCCCCAGCATCTTCGGCCGCAATAATGTCGCTGGCACGCATGACAAAATCCTCACGTGGCGTTTCAGAGACATTCATCGCTTCCATAAAGCGATATTTCTCACCCTGTGTGCGCACCAGAAAGCCACACGCTTCATTCGGGTAACGTTGGATAGCGCAGCGATAGATATCCTGCATGACTTCTGAGCCCAGCTCAGGTAACGTCTGGTTACTCATATCGTGTCGCCCCAATAAATCCGCCAAAATGAATAACGCCATTCGCGAAGTAGTTGCGACGAGCATTACAGGCGTCGTAACGCTTGGTGCAGTAGTCGGCGCCGGCCAAAGAGGTTTGCTGGTTGTTTTTGTCGAAATATGGGCCGGTGTAGCCACACTCTGTTCCGCGATATTTCCACGGGCAGCTGTTTTTGATGATCTGACGATACGGCAGTTGAACGCCCATCAGATCTAAGACGCTGGACAGCTCGAATTCGACAAACTGGTGCGTCTCCAGGGTCTTCTGTTCGACGAACCACATTTCATCAGCAAAATGCTGACTTGGGTCTGCGGTCGGGTTTCCATCCGGAAAGTTCACCGCATCCAGAAAACGTGCCAGCGTCATCTTGCGAATGATTTTGCAGCCAATCAGATCGTCATTGGCCTGCAGCTCCGCAGAAATTACACCGTCGTAGTTGGAAACCTGAATCTTTGGACGAGGAAGTGTTCCCTGACCGCTTTTATCAAAGCCAGATGCTTTAATTGGCCACGGCTCATAGGAAACTCCCTGCCAGACAATTGGCTGGCTAAGCCCGTTGGTGCCGGCATGGAAATACAACTTGCCGCCGGAGGTTGTCACCGACATATCCAGCTCGAACAACTCAATGAGCGCAGAAGGCGATAAACTCTGAATATCAGCTCTAATACCCATCACTTCATCCTTGAAAAACTCAACGTCACATCCTGTGACGTTGATATATAATAATAGATAAGTACTTACTTATCTATAGCCGCAAATTAAGACTCAAAAACCTGTCTAAATGTTGCCGTAAGCACTTGATAGCCGGGGTAACGCTTTACCGTATGGCTATCACAAACCACGATAATTGCTTTGCCTCTTGGGTTAGTCCAAATGAATGACTCCACCCCTGCGCGGGCAGTCAAAAAGTCATCAACGTCGTTTACCACGTCATGGCTGCGGGTGAACGTGAGAGACCACTCTTCTTTAATCCGATTGAGCCCCTGCGACTGGCGCTGCTCGTAATCGTCGCCGTAGTTCAGCACGGTCACGTTAGGCTTTACGGTTTTCTCAGACTCATAATCTGGATACCAATTAAATACTTTCTTCGACATATCACTTCCTTGTGATGGCCGCCCGCTAAGGCGGCCGGCTTTACTACCCTCTGGTGGTATGCGGATTAAGTGAACCACCAGAACGTTTCTCTTCGGCAATCGTCTCAAGCACAATCGACTTAATTTGCCGCGCTGCACCGTTCCAGAGATTGCTCTCGCTTCCACTGCTGCTCTCGCTGGTTCGTCCATCCTTGGTCACATTGATTTGAATTGAGACAGGGGACACCGCGTTACCCGTACTCTTTCCAGCCGACTCTGCAGAAAGTGTGACTGGAATGGTTCGACCATCTGGCAACGGAACGTAAGCCTCGTTCATTGAGCCCTCGCCAAACATCGCCAACTGTGGTGAGGTGGCAATTCCGCCTTTCTGATAAGCTCTCAGAGGCACAACCCCTTCCCTGCCAAAGATGCCGCCATTGGCGTGCTTCTTCACATTTGGCTTTGAGCCTGATGGCGTCGAAGACCCAGCCCAAGCGGACACTGCGGTACTGGCCAGTGACAGACCGAAATTCAGCCAACGGCTGGACGAACTCGACGACGAAGCACCTACCATGGCGAATGTTGCTGCCAGTGCCCCCGCCGCGGTAGACAGATTCCCCATACTGAGGATGCTGCTGTTAACCGCTTTGGTTTGATCTTTCGTAGCGTCAGTACCGGTGAACAATGACTTCGTCCAGTCCCAGACACCATTCACCGCCTGACTTAAACCACTGGCCGCATTCTGAGACGCTTGCCCCATAGAGCTCACGCCGGAGGCTGTCTCCTTGGTGGCCTCGCCGACAGATTTATCCCCATTGGCCACCGCCCCACCAGAATTACCGAGCTGAACCCCTTGATTAGCGATCGCAGACGCTACGCCATTCATGAGATTTCCACTTTGTGCATTGCCGGCGTTTGTCGTTCCCATTCCCAACATATTCATGAGAGGCAGAGTGATCTGGGTCTTCACGACCATGTTGGTGATGTCTTTAAGGATCGATGTGGCCAGACTGGAGAAGCTCATCTTTCCGTTAACAACAAAGTCAGTAAGCGTGTCAGTTAAGCCGCTAAACAGATCTGTCCAGGTACCTTCGATCTGCTCAGCCAGGTTCTCATACTCCAGAGCCAACTGCTGGGTCGCTGTGCCTGTTTGCTTAATCAGCGCATTGTTGCCAGCGGCCACCAGCTGATTAAGCTGCTTGTTGTAAAGCGAGATGATTTTCGGGTCAGTCGCTTTATCACGCAGCTCGATCAGCGCCTTAAGATTGCGGTTGTAGGTATCCGAAAACTCGGCAGCCTTCTCCTGATGGCTTTGCATCAAGCCTGCTCTGATAATCGAATCCGATTCCGGTGTCCAAGTGCTGATCATTTGCTCGACGTTGCGGCGATTAAACATTTCACGGTATTCGGGGGTAGCGTTCCTCAAATCCGCGAGACGTTTTTTGGCCTGGTCAACCATCTCCTGCGAGATAAACTCGTTAGGCGTGGCGTTTGCAAGATCGGTTAGTGACTTGGTGACATCACGCAGCGACTGATCAAACGACACAGTGGCCTTTGAACTTTCGCCCATTTGCCCCATGAGCTGATCAGCTTTATCCAGAGCCTTCTGGTAGCCGGCAGCCAGCTTCTGTTGCGCGCTTTCCTCTCTCTTCGCGGCGCGTTCAGAGGCATTCGCGGTACGCTTCCCTGCTCTCTCGGCGGCAGCGGCATCCTGTTCACGAGCTTTGGTTAGTGCGGCTATGGCGGCTGCACGCTCCTTCTCACTCATCTTTTCCAGAGACGATGCAGTGGAGGCTTTCTGCAGGTTAAGCTGGGTTTTAAGCTGCTTCGGCCCAATGATAGGTTTTCCTTCAAAATCCATCATTGGTGTGCCATCAGGCAGCGTGCGTTGGTAAACCGCAGAGTCCATCTGGTTGCGCATGTACTGCGCGAGCGCTTTATCAGCGCCTTTGTCGCTGGTGCCCAACCCAAGCACTGTTCCCTGGTTGGTCTTCACGCCCTTCCCGGTTTTCGCCGCGTTATCGCGTTCAAACTCAGCCTGTGTCAGTTCCTGAGCAACAGTTTCAAGATGTTCCTGATAGCCACGAATACTGCCCTGCAGCTTCTGTACCTGTTCTGTGTTTCCTTCTTTTTTTGCCTTTTCCAGCAGATCGCTGAAGTGTGCGATCTGCTTTTCAGTTGCGGTCTTGCGCGATGATAAAGACTCAACCAACTTTTGGGCTGGTACCAGATAAGATTTATTTACCGTTTCTCGTAATGGCCCCAGCAGCTTGTTCTTTTCATCATCGGACAAAGACTTGTCGTCATTGATCTTCTGAATTTTCTCCAAAGCTTCCTGGCGCGCTTTCACGAACTTGGCCGAAAAATCTTTGTTTTCATCGCGGATTTTTTCAATCTGAGATTCAGCCGCCTCTTTTGCGAGACGTTTGGAGACGGCAGTGTCCCCCAGTTCAATAGTCCCACTAACTCTATCGCGTTGTTTGCGAAGGTCGCTCAGTTCGGACTCGACCTTCTTACGGTCAATTTTGATAGTGGTTCCGGCCATCCCTGGTCCGTAGACCATTTTTTCACCAGAATTTAGCTCCTGCTCCTTCTGAGCTATTTGGCGATCAAGACGTTCCTTGTAATCCGCCATCTGTGCCCGCTTGGCGGCCGTCATCGCCTCTGGGATTTTGCGGATCTCATCAACGACCTTTGACGTTTCGCTGCGGAGCATAGTCATATAGCTGATCAGTCCAGCCACTGCTACAGCTGCAACGGTAAACGCAGCACCAATCGGGTTTGCTGCGATAAACGCAGTCAGCCCAGCGAATGCCCCTTTCAGCCCCGTAATCGCGCCACGAATGGCAAAAATGAGCGATGGGATTGGTGCCAGTCCCATGCGTGCAGCACGATTGAAACGAGTGACTGCCGTCGCTCCCAGCGTGAATGGTGTCTGGATTACAGTGGACATTTTCATGAAGGTGGAAAGCATCTGGCCGCCGGCGCCGACAACACCTAAAATGCTCGCTCTGAGCATTTTAAATGCCACCATTCCGGCGACAATTTTGCCCAGCGTAATAACTAACTCCTGATTCTTAGCCAACCATTGCGCCAGCTCGCGCAGGCCATCAATCGCGGTGGTAAGCCCCTCTCCCAATGAATTAGCGAACGAAATGCCTTCTGCGCTGTTCATTACGGCCGACAGCTCTTTCATCCCCTTGGTCAGAGAATCAAGATATCCAGCCTGCCCTACTCGATCGGCAAACAGAGTGAAAGAGGTTTGCAGCTGCGCCAACGCACCGGTGTAGGTTTGCATCATATCTTTGGCGGCATTTTCGTTTTCCGCACGCAAACCAACAAACATCAATGAAAGAGCCTGTTTCGCTTCAACGGTCCCACTGGAGACGGCTTTGGTTAACTCACCCATCGTGATACCGGCCGCATCTGCCATGGCCTTCATCGCATTTGGAACCGCTTCACCCAATTGCTGGCGGAGCTCTTCCATCGACACAACGCCTTTACCAGACATCTGTTGGACAGCCACCGCCGCTCGCTTAAGCAACTCACTATCGCCACCAAAACGTGCGACTGAGTCCACCAGTGCCTTTAACGAGCCATCAGTAGGATCGAGCCCAGCAGAACGGAATTTCACAAATGAGTCGGTTAAGGCCTGCATCGCAAATGGGGCGTTTTTCGCCATGTTCACGATATACTGCATGTCTTGAGCAGCGGCTTCTCCAGGATTGACCTTATCCTTATTCAACCCACGCAACATGACACGCATACGCTGCATCTCGGCCGCAGCCTCTACGATCGGCTTCTGCCAACCAAACAGGATGTCAGTGACCGTTCTGGCCGCATCCCCAATTTCCCCCAGAAGGAAAATATTGCCGCGTAATCCAGAGAAGACGCCATTTTCACGACCACCACCGCGATGGGGCGCAGCGGTAAATCGATCAGCGCCACCTCCGCTGCCTCCCCCGCCCGTTGTGGTTGTTCTAACCCTGACCGGACGGCTGATCAGCTGCTGGCTTCGAATAACGCCATCCATCTGATCTTTGACTTTTTTTAATCCCTCGGCCGCCTGGCTTGTCGTTGTTCCCCAATTGCTCAGACGCTTGCTGGTCGCATTTAGTCTGGTGTTCATTCCACCAAGAGAAGTAGTGGCACCCTTGATCTCCGTGTTGAATTTACCGGCATGGTCTCCTGCGTATTTAACCCAATCAGAAAACTCATTGAGTTCCGACTGAACCTTCCGCAATGAGGCCAGGAACTTGTGCGTAGACGATGTGGCTGAATCAACGCGATCGGTGAATGTCCGCAAATCAGTGCTGATAGCGGACAGTTCACGTTGTGCCTTTCGAGAGGTGTTGGAAACGAGTTCAAAACCGGCAGCTACGTCCTGTAGTTTGTCTGCCGTAGAATTGAGTCTGGTTTCAAGAGCGCCAAGAATGCTGGAGACCGAACCCAGAGAGCGCTCGAGGTTTTTAATTTTTTGAGCCGGTTTGGTAGCCCGCTCGCCAAATTTGGTAAGTAATTTACCCGCCCGGTCGATTGACGCCGTAAACTGTTTGTCTTCCAGCGACAGGATAAACTCTACGTTTTGTGACATTCCCTTGTCATCCTCTGCCAAAAATTTGCATCAGCTGCTCTTTGGCGTCTGGGTCTGCCTTATCCATATGCGGACGGTAGACTTTATCAGTAACGACTGGCCTTCCAATCCTGAGTTGCAAACCCTCCATGAACGCCTTAACACCATCGCCATCCGCTTGGGCGACGCGGGCGACCTGCAGATTGCGGACATCCTCTTCCGCTCGCAGACGATCGATATTGCGGCTGAGCATCCAGAACATGGTCAACGGGACACTCAGTAGCTCTATTGGCGATACGGCGTAGTGAGCAACTACACGACTGAAATAGAATCCGAGATCTATCGAAACGGTCTTTACCCCGGATTCATCGCGGGATATTACTTTGCCCCTTCGCCAGCCGCTTTTTCGTTCTCTTCATCAATCACTTCCATGGCGAAAGTGAAGATCTGCTGGAGTTGCTGGACAGTCAGTTTTTCCAGAACGGAGTCAGGTACTGACGGAATGACTTTGCGTACCAGTTCTGCGTAGGCAGTTACCTGGTCGACGGGAGACATATTCATGAGGTCTTTGTCTTCCATCTGCTTGATAGAAACAAAGAGGCCGACGGTCATTTCAACGATGGGATATTCTTTGCCACCAAATTTGATGCTTTTTTTCGGCGGCAGAATGGAGTCGAGATCGAGTAATTTGGTCATGGTTAAAATCCTTTTAAACTCATACAGAGGCCCATCCATGGGCCTCTTGGGTTATCACAATTTAGCTTGCGGCAGTTACAGAGACGGCTTTGGTCGCCTTCTTGGCGCCGTCATTAGTTGTGAAGGTGATATTGGCTGAACCGACAGCTTTACCAGTTACCAGTCCGTTCTGATCTACGGTTGCTTTATCAGTCGCATCAGAGCTCCACACGCCAGTCTTATTGGTTGCATCGGCCGGGGTAAAGGTTGCGCTCAACTGAACTTTAGCGCCCACTTTTACGGTCGGTGAAGACGGGGTCAGCGTGACGCTCTCAACCGGCTTTGGGAGGCTCATTTTCCCCAACACGCCAGCGTCGTCCGGGTAAGCGGAAAACTCAACTGAGAACACGCGAACGTCGTCAGACTGGTAGGTCATGGTGAAGTTACCCGCGGTTGCTGCTTTAGGGATGGTCAGAACATAATCCGTCGCATCCTGCGGGGTCAGCACCAACTCTTTTGCAACGTCGATCAGGTTCACACCCTGCGCAGACGTGATGGTTACGGTATCTTCGCCAGAACTCAGCGTTGAACCTGGCATCAGATCGACCATGTTTTTCAACACGGATTCAGCCAGCGGCGCAGTAATGGTGATGTTGCGGCCTTGGATCAGCTCGGAGATCGTGGTCTGGCCCAGCTGGTCTACGGTCACTTTCAGCGTTTCGGTTGCGATTTCAACCTGAACACCGCCTTTGGTGTAACCCAGATCCACGCCACCAAACGACACCTTGCAGGCGCCAAGCTTGATGTTTTTAACATGGGTATTGGACATTATTGGAAAACTCCTTTTTCCGTTAAAACAGTGTCATTCCGACACACTATAGTAAGTATATACTTACTTATTTATTCAGTTCAATAAAGTACCCGGCAAATTCAAGTGGAATCCCCGTTTCAATAAGCGATCCGTCATTTATTGGAAACGATAATGGCATCGCCATCGGCCTAACCATTTTGAAGAATACCCCGTCAGACTCAACGTTGCTAACAGGAAGGATATCCATGATTTTGTTGGCCATTTCAACAGATTTTGTGATACTCGCATTGCGAACTACTATCGTGAATGAGTCGAAGTAAAAACCCTGCAAATCCGGGTCGATGGTTATGCCTGTATTGGGATTAATCAGCAAGATGCCAGACTTAACTTTTGCTGGCATATAGTGACAGAAAATGTCCGTCCCTACTTTTCCAAGCCCCTTTTTTTGTATCAATTTTGCGAATGCTTCTACAAACACGTCAACCTCGCGTAAATCCTGCTTTTCTGGCAGCTTCCAAGATCGTCTGCGAAAATTGCTTTTCGCTGATCTGAGTCGCTCGCTCAAGGAAATATGGGCCCACTTTAGGTTTCACGCCGGCGACAGGAGGGTTAGTAACATTCTTCATACGAGACAAATAACCAAGACGGTACTTACCAAGCTCCATGTATTTGGCATAGTCCCCCACCTCAACGCCTGGATGCCCTTCGCGCTGCTTTGCGCCTGAAACGGAAAGCTCAATACGAAGCCCCGCGTATCCTTCTTTTACAACCCGCGCAAAAATGGCGCTCTCCAGCGATCCAGTTTCAAGCGGGGCCATGGCTCGTGCCAGTCGTTCAACCAGACGCGCCAGCTTTTCCATATCCCTGATTAGGTATCGCTTGAACGCTTTCTGGCTGTTATTAAGTCTGGCGCCGGCACGCTTAAACTGGTGTGCGTCATATTTCAAACCCATATATTCGCCCCCAGCTCAAGATGCCCAGGGCGGCCACGTAGTCCCCATCGCCGATGTACGCTTGAGACCTTCAGCTTCTGTCCCTCCAGCACAAGAACGTCGTCGAGTTGAACAGCGGCTTCAAGTGGAGCAATAAGTACTGCGTCAAACAATTCCAGCGCCGCCTTTCCGCGGCTTCCAGAGCTATCTGCCCTGACGGACGATTTTTCATTGCTCTGTTCAAATTTAACGACGCCTACTTTCGTCTTCCTGACGAACTGCAATTGCGCTTCACCGTAGACGTTTTTGGAACCAAACCGGTAGATCGACAATTCGGCTTGCCACGAAATATTCATCCACTCTCCTTGTGTGAAGTCGTCGCACTCATTACCAGGCGGAGGCGCGGTTTCCCGTCTTTGGCCTGTCGACCAGAAGTAAAGAGCACGACGTGTGTTACGCACGACGAACAATCATCCGATTGTTGATGTAGCTAATAAGCAACCGCCAGGTGCTGCGGGCCACACGGACATTCGCCACTTTGCTTGTGCGGTACATGTTGGTTGTTTCACCGATAGATTCAGACAAAATGCCGTCTTCACGCGCACTCGCAATATCGTTGCCATTGGCGATCTCGCATGCCTCATTAACGGTGGCCAGAAGCAGCGCCTCTTTAAAGTAGTCTGGCAAATCCGCAAACTGCTCCGAAGTGATCCGCTCCCAGTCCACCAAATCCTGCCGATACACACCGTCAGCCCCCCAGGGAATGTCATAGACATTCAGCATGTTTTGGGGACGGTCATACCGGTCGAAATCGATGCGCATGATCCTCCGGATAGAGAAAGGTAAGGTTTTGATTCGCCGTGTCGCTTCGATTAGCCGCTTGCGCATCAAACCCTCTCCATCAGCCAGCAATGTATCTCCATTGATCATATCAATGGCCTGCATTTGAGCATCGGCTACGGTGGCAAACGACTGACCCGGGACGGATAGTTCAAAGCTATTAAGCAGCACATACATCTGCCGCTCTTCGTGGGTTAGCCCACCCGCTGTGGCCTTCACGATGACGTAGCGCAGATCACGCTCTTTTTCGACCAGCTGGTTATGCTCTGCTGAGATCACAACCGGTATAGACATTTGGCCTTCTGCAATATCGAGAGGCTCTTCGTCCACAAGTGTTGTGCCTGCACTATCTCGCACGGTGTAAGAGGCGGAATCGATATCCAGTACGTTAAAGGCGAAGGTCAGAGACACGATGTCTCCGCTACGAAACGTGTCGATCAGAGCCATCACTCACCGCCTTGTGCTTTCAGGATGCCCTCGATCATTTCAACAATGCCCTTCGCTTTCACGCCAAGCGTGTTGCCGATCTGGCGCAGGCCGGCGATACCTTCACAGTCAGCAATGGACTCCAGCTCTTCTCGGGTGAAGCGCTGCACTTGTTTTGTCTCCTCCTTCGCGACGCCACGTTTCATAGGGACAATATCAGGGGCCGTAGGCTCCACAATCTGATCGGCCACCAGCTCGTTACGATTGCTGAAGGCAGCTGATGGAGAGACATTTTGCCCATCAATCGTTTCGGCACGCATTGAGGCACAGATCCGCTGTTGATCGAGGAATGGCAGCTCTGCTACGGAAATGCCGTCTTTAAAGTAAACGCCGCACAGGATGCCCGTGTATCCAAGGAATTGAGGTTCCAGAAGATGAATTTTTGCTGGTTTCATGAGTTTTCCTCTGAACAGGGTGGCCAGAGCCACCCCTTGTTACTGAATCAGGCTGCAGCTGCTGTAACTTGAACTGTTGCGGTTGCTTTATGGCTGCCGTCTGCGGTCGTGACTTCAATTGTTGCAGTCCCTTCTGCAACGCCGGTCACGAGACCAGTAGCCGCGTCAACCGTTGCAAATTCAGCATTTTTCGACGCCCAGGTAACTTTCTTGTTGGTAGCACCAGCAGGCGCCACGGTAGCAGTGAGTTGAACCGTTTTTTTCACCTCCACCGATGCCGACTTAGGACTTACCGACACACCAGTAACAGCGACAGTGGGCTCCACCGGAACCGCTCGCATAGCTGCGGTGATACGGTTCTGCATGCGCTCGTTTACTGGATGATCGGACACCGATTTAGTGAAAGAAGTACGGAACATAACCCCCGTAAAGTCGGTGAAGGCCTTTTCAGTGATCTTCACTTTTTTTTCTGACATATATCGCTCCTATAAAAAGGGCGGGCGTATAGCCCACCCATTTAAAAATAATAGGTAAGTACTTACCTATTATTAGGATTAAATTTTGACGTTAGTCAGCGCCGCGATAGCTTTGTCGTGCTTATTGGCCAGAGAGCAGTACCACTTCACACGAGTACGTACTGCGTCTTTGTTCTGAACGGTGCCAATGTTTTCCACAACGATACCGGCGTTTTCGCCGCCGTACAGACCAGTTACACCGTTTTCTTCAGAAAGGTGCAGACAGTAGATATCCGCTTTGGTGGAGTCCGCAACCGGAATGAAGTCGTTTACGATAAACGGAACGCCGTTATGGCACAGCATTGGTCGACCGAAGTTTTCCATCATGATTTCGGACGGGCCTACGTTTACAGTTCGCAGCAGCGCACGATATGCGCGAAGATGCTCAGAACGCATCATGATGCAGTCTGCGCCCAGATCTTTAACTGCGTCGACCAGTTCGTCGAACATAGAGAAAGTCATGGATGCGCCGGAGATGTCGATCTTCTGATCGTCATGCATCAGCTTCGGAATACCGTCGAAGGCTTTGTTGTTAGTGGTGGAGTCGCCAACAATCAGATTGCGACGGAAGGCACGAGCCAGACCTTTGACTTTCTGACGAACCTGGATAGCCAGCTGGTTGTTGGTATCAGCCATAGTGGTAGCCAGGAATTTGTCGACGTCAACGTCGCCAGCCAGAATGCGCAGCTTCGCAACTTTCTCTTCGAAGGTTGCTGCACCTTCGGTGATGGTGTCGTTCACATCAATGAAAGTAGCTTCGCTCAGGGTTTTTTCGCGGTTATAAAGATATGCCTTCGAATTGATCTTCATGAAAGGCAGGACGGCAAACAGGTCGTCACGATCGATAATGGTCTCGATCACGCCCTGTTCAAGCTCGTTATTAGACAGCTTTTCAGCTTCTTCACGCAGTAATGGCATCTTTCATTTCCCTATGATTTAAGATGTTACTTGATTCCGATTTTCCCTAAACCGGCAGTCAACTTATCCATTGTCGACTTGTTCTTCGGCTGGGTTACTTTGTGGGTCGGTTTACTAATTGAACCAGCACCCTGCTTAGCTTCGCTGCGCAATAAAGCGTCAGCTTCCGGATCTGCACGTAAAATACGCTCAATCGCGGATTCGAACGGTAACGGCTTACCTTCGCCGTCAACCAGAACAGCACGCTCTTTCTGACCTGCCGGCTTGTCATAGCCAACGACGTTACCGTCTTCACCCACTTCGAAATGAGAGCCGTAGATAACGCGGGCCTTAGCCGGAGTCATCAGAACTTTTTCACGCAGGAAATTGGAGCCAGAAAAGGAAGCGCCGACGGTCATTTCAACCAGCTGGGCTTTAAGTGCGGCGTTTTCGCTCTCCAGAGCGGAAAAACGTTCATCACGTTGAGCCATCTCAGCCTGGTGAGCTTCGATCATTTGCTTTTTCACAGCATCGAATTCACCGCGGCGTTCCAGTTCAGCTTGCTCCGCCTCACGGCGTGCGTTTTCTGCGGCTTGCTCAGCTTCCAGAAGCTGGCGTGCTCGTGCCGGATCGATATCACCGTACTGAGCCAGCTGATCGGCCATGGCACGCTCTTTTTCCTTGCGTTTCATGTTCTCTTTCAGCAGGTCAGCACCGGCTTTCTTGGATTTACGCAATTCAGCGAGCAACTCTTCCTGAGTCATCCCTCCGAATTCATCGTCTTCGATTTTCGGCTGATCTTTCTGCTCGCCGTTCTGCTTACCAGATTCCTGGGTGCCCTGCTCTTCTGCACCAGCGGGAGCTCCAGCACCTGCGCCACCACGTTCATGTGATTCGGCGACATCCATGAGGCCACGACGGGCCATTAGCATTTGCCACAGATTCATAAAAATTCCTTTTAATTACTTATCACTCGGTTGCTTGAGTTGATGAGTTCCCATTCCCTTGGGATAGATCTTGTCCGCTCTCTTGGACTGTATCACGATGATAAGTAAGTACTGACTTATTTTCAAGGGTGTTAAGAGCATTTTTTGGCGGAAAATTCAAGAGATCTTTCTCAAATTCTTTCTGCATCGCGGCCGAAATATTCGGGAAGATTTTCTCAATGAGCATTTCCATCTGATATCGACGCACAGAATCCGGTGCTTCCAGCAGACCAAGTTTCTCGGCAACGGCAAATTCATCCGTCAGACCGCGGATATCAAAGCTCTCCGGATAGGCAATCAGCGAATGCTCCTCATCGAGATCGACCCCCATCCACTTCGCCGCCAAAAACATCATCTGGCGTTCAGCCCGCTCAAGACGCTCGGCTTTAGTAATAAGCAGACTATTAACCCGCTGAAAGTCATATAACTTGGCGGCCCCGGATGAATTATCGATCCCCTTAGCGTTATCCTGCTTTGTTCGCTCGCCAGCGACCCCAACGGAGTGGTAGATCTCATTAATCACGGTCTGGATAGTGGTGATGATCATCTGAGCTTGCTTAGGGTCTGGCGACAAATAAAAAGGCTGGTTGCCACTTTCCGAGTCATAGGTGAAGACGCGTTTTGTCCCCATTTCCATTACCTTTGCGTGATTCTCATCGCCTGGCAGGAGCGACTGAACGGGAATGGCCAGCTGGCTGAACGTCTGATCCTGAATAATGGCGTCAAGGTTCGACAGATAGTTGGCTACTGCACGGTCAAGGTAGGCGATATCATCAATAAGCGACGGGCTAAAATACGGCGATTCGCTCTCCCCTATGCAATCAACAGGAAACACAGGTACAACGCCAAGTTTGTGTTCGCCTTTATCTTCAAGCACAACTTTTGCGGTCCGACGACCGGCATTCCCGGCGCCTTTCTTAACCTCTTCCCGGAATAGAAACCACTCGTTACGTGTCCATAGACGATAACGCTGATATTCCTGGCCTGATGAGGTGAAAGGGTCTTGATCATCGCGCGCCACTTCGACAATCAGCGCCCAGATCAAATTGCCGTCATCGTCCCACGCCATATCCAACATCTGCTGCGGAGAAATCCAGTAGGCATAAGCGCGAACATCCTTCTTCTTCTCGTCAGCGACGGATTCTGCGTCACTATCCATCGTGCTATCGACCACCACCCAGACACGGCCATAGATGGAGGACTGGAGGTCAAGCGCGGACATAAAGCCATCGATGGAAACATTCTGTCGTGTCGCGCGTTTCCAGAATTTCTGAATTGGCTCAGGCGCTTCTTCTACATTTCGATGGATGTCCTCTTTGAAGAGATATTTATTAATCAGGTTCACCACTTCCCTGGTGTGATTGAAGCGGTAGGCGCGTTCCAGACGCTCCTTGAACTCCTGATCACCTTCTTTGAAGTATCGGAAAATGTTGTCATCGAACCAGGCACGCCCGCCAGCGTATGTGCTGGCGAGGAAATCCCAGTGCTCTTTTTTCTTTATGTATTCGGGGTGGCGTCTTGCCACAAGATCCTTAATTTGCTTATCAGTCAATTCCATTTGCTTCTCTTCCATGATAGGTAAGTACTTACTTATCTTGAGCCACCAAGAATAACACGATTTTTTACGGGATACCTACGATGAACCGGGTAGCCCAAGGCATCCGCGCTGTGCTCAATCCCCCCGCTCTTATCCATATCGCGAGAGCCTGGTTTGTAGATAACTTTCTCCAGTGAATCGATGAGATGTTTGCACTTAGGGTCGATATACAAACGAGTTTCGCCAGAGGCGCTCATCAACATGCGGTTCACTGAGTTCACACGATCAGCAATCGGTGGGTGCTTTTTCGGATAATCAACACGCAGAAAGCCCTTCTCCTTGAAGATGTCGATGTCCGATTCCCCACGAGCGTGCTGACGATAGGCGCCGGCCGGGTCTGGAAAAATTGTGACCTGCGATTTCCACCGCCAGAAGCGACGCTCCAGCTCATCGCACACTTCTGCCGTATTCGACGAAAACAAGACAAGCTCATCCACAGCCCACAGCTCCCCATTCGGTTGTGGCTGCAGGATGACCGACGACATTGGATCAATGTTGAAGTCCTGGCCTACCCACACCGGTAATTTAGGATTGAACTGCAGCGGCTTAACGTGAACGCTACGATCGAACGGGTAATACACACGCCCTGACATGTTTTCGAAGCTGGCGAGGTACTCCTGAGCGAACGACTTAGGGTCCATATCGTTCTTGGCTGCCTCGATTTCTGCCGTCGGAACGAATGGTGAATCAGCGGTTACAAACTGCCAGCTTTTCCACTGACCTTTACGTTGCAGCTCTTTGTTCTGCCCGATAGTCCATAGTTTGTGGAATTCGGAGAACCCTTTCGGCGTACCGATGATCAGCGCGCCCCCGCGGGTGGATGACAATGTCGGACGGAGAACCTTGTACCAGGTGTCTGGCTTCATATCCTGGAACTCGTCGAGCACAACGAAATGCAGCGCAACACCACGAAGCGTATCCGGTTTATCCGCGCCTTTAAGCGCGATCTCCGAACCGTTTTTCAACACGATAGTCATCGTGGTGTCGTTCTTCTTCCGAATCCACTTACGCGGCAGAACTTCCTGCAGATCATCCCAAAGAATCTGGCGCGCCATTTGGTAGGTCGGCGCGACGTACCAAACTCGTTGTTTTCTCTCCTTAGCGGCAGCGCGAATGATGGTTGAGATCGACAGCCTCGATTTACCCCAACGTCGTCCGGCGCACACCACTTTGAAACGATGTGGCGACTGGAAGACTTGCATCTGCCCGGAATGCAGCTGTACGAGACTTAGAGACGACGGGATGGACATGGTTATGCATCTCCATCATCGTCTTCGCCCGATGCGTCAAAATCGCTCTCAGCTTCGCTCAGCGCTTCTTCTTCGAGTGATTCCAACAGATCGTCATCAATCACTTCGGGCTCATCATCTTCCTTGCGCAGCTGGGCCACCTGTGATGGGGTTAGCTCGCCAAAGACAAGGTTCGGAATATCCTCTTCACCGCCTTCTTCTTTCTCCATGCCCAATGCCTTGGAGGAAATTTCGAAGCATTTGGCCAGCGTGCCGCTGGCGCGCTGCAGGCTTTTAAGATCGTCCTCAATCGAGGCCAGTGGCTTGCCTTCGCGCTTTGCTGTAGTGACCTCGACCATTACCATCTGACCAAGGGCATACGCCCAGCCGTCATAGCGTGTCCGGCGGTCTTCTATCTTTTCGGCTCGGGCTTTAGCGCGCAGTTCTGCATCGGACTTGAGAGACTCGCGCACCATCTTCCCAACAGAATCAGCGCCTTTCTCTAATCCACGCTTTTTGAAGTGTCTGGAGAGCGTTTCACGACGGATGCCGTACTCTTCTTCCAGTTTTGAGAGCGTATACTCGCCCGAAGTCCATTTCGCTTCGGCTTCCGCCCATTCAGCCGGAGTCAGGCGAGTTTTGCTCTCGTCTTTTTCGACAGTCATAGATCCCTCTAAAACACACACAGAGCGCTTCCTTGCGCTCTTAAACAATTTGTTTTCTGGTTGTATTAATTAGGTCTGGGGAATCTGTTTGAGAGCCTGCTTTCGTATATATTTAATAAGTGACTTATTAGTTATATATACAGACGCAGGCTGTTAATCTGACTCCCAGACCAACTTACATCACCAGTAACTTGGCTCTGGCTCGACCTAATGTCGTCAGCCCCAGAGTTCGACGCTGGTAGCCAGAATCCTCTCGCGGCCGGCAGTCGTGCTTTTCGACCAAACCTTTCTTGATCAGCGCGCGCAGGGAGAATTGCATAGACTGCTTTGTCGTCCGGTAAGGCAGCACTTCCAGCAGCTCGTCCAGATCGAGCAAATGTCCACGTTCATGGCCTAAGTTGATGGTCTTAATGATGTCTTTCTGTTTATCAGTCAGTGTCATGGCAAATCCTTATGCCGGTAACGCAATATCCAGTGGTACATTCAGCGGTTGTTTATCAAAAGCCAGCAGTGGCAGTGTGTCAGGCAGCTGGCGACCAAAATCAGGGTTGCGATAAACCCCATAGAGCGGTGAAGTGAAGCTCAGATTGTGAATATCCTTGAGCAGTTTCACGATGCTGGCCTCATCCACCAGGCTATCCGCGATATCCTGAATGGTAGTGCCACGGTTGCGGCCTGCTTTTGCCAGAGAACTATTCTTGTGATAGTCCGCCACCAGATCTCGCAGAGCGCGGCGCCGGCGTGAATCAGTCATCGCAAACAACTCCTTCACAATCGCTTCGTTGTCGCCGGGGTCAGAACGAAAATGGCGCTGAAAGACACGAAGCGCGCTTTCGTAGCTCTTCGGACGTTCAGGACGGATGAAGCAAAACCCTGCTTTCATAGCAAACGGGTTATATTTGCTCATCGACGACTGGATCTCGATGATTGGCCGGTCATGCATCCTGCTAACCAGATTAATCATGCGATACGACACCCCGACGCCACGATACTGGGTGTCCACTACAGAGCGGCTGATCACAGCGAAGTTGTTGTTTACGTAACGTCCCCAGTACTGATTTGCCACAGTGGTGTTGGTTGTGGGTTTCAGCTTTGGAAACATGCGATGCCGCGGCGCCAGTAGCAGTTTAGGGAAGGCCATAACTACAACGCCTACCAACCGACCATCAAGCTCACAACGGTAGTAGGTAGGGGCGAACGGCTTCCCATCTGTCTTGTAGTGAAGCGACTTAAGTGCGTGCCAGTCTTCTACCGTCCCCCTGGTGACGGTCATGCGCTCAAGAAAGGCCAGATGGCGCGGGAACTCTTCCGGACGGTAGCGTTTGATGATGATGTCTGTCATGCCGATCACCTGCGCTCGATATTGGCATTGATGAAGTCCAGGCGAAGCGATTCCATCGCCCCAACCATGACGTATGGGCGCCCACCGTTATGCCAGCAATCCAGAACACTCCCGTCGTTATTGATCATCAGCAGCGCCAGGCTCTGGCTTTTGCCTTCTCTGGCGTACTGGAGTGCATCTTCCAGCAGGCGGATGACTTCAACGTTATTGTTGTCAGTCTCTTTCGATGGCTTCAGCTCTACGATCTTCAAATCAGGCATATTCCACCTTCACGCGTTCTTTGTAGTGCTTGGTGATCTGCATATCCGGGCGCAGCGCGTTCTTCAGGTCTTCGTGTGTCGTCGCCACCATTACCGTCGCACCTACCTTTCGCGCGGCACGCTGAAGGTTCGACGCCACAACCTGGGCGGTAACACGATCAAGAACTGCGCCAAATTCATCCGCAGCCCACACCTTCGCGCCCGACTCAATAAGCTTGGCGATCTTGAGCCGGTATTTCTGGCCATCCGACATTTCAGAAGGTTTGCGCACAAAGAGATAGGCATCATTCAAGCCAGCCATCGAAAGCAGCCCTAACGCTTCGCTGGTGGTTTTACCCAGTTGGTCAATGACATTGACGTCGTTGTCAAAGGTAAAGTCATCAATGGAGGCGACTGAAAGCCCTTCATCTTTCATCTGGCGTTGTAGCTCACGCAGCACGACAGATTTTCCGGAGCCTGACTGGCCAGTGATGTAGACCACATCACCCTGCTCGACTTCCAGCTCAAGATTGTCGTAAAGCGTCCAGTCTTTTTCATCCAGACCAAGCCCAAACGATTCGGCGATCTCAAGCGTGCGAGTGGTCTTGTTGACACGGGTCTGGAACGATACGTTGATGGTATATGTGCTCATGCTTCGACTCCCCCGGAGGAAACTTTCTGCGCATAAGCAACGAACGCGTCTACCCCGCTCTCTCCCGTGATTTCTTCCATGTGGGCAAGCAAATCCCCCACGACAATCGCAGAGCCAGCAGGGAGCGTTTTAAAGCCCAGAACATCGACCACTCGAACCTCTTCGGCGGCGACTTCGCGACTGATTTCGGTGTGCTCTTCTTTCTGGCGCTCGGTTTCCTCCCCCAGATCCATAACCAGTGCGCCAGTATCCATTTCTTCGGTCATGCTACCGACCAGCACGTTCAGCTCACGCTCGTCAAAGCCGAAGACTTCAACGTCACCAAGTACCAGAGACTCCAGCTCTTTCTGTAACTTGATGGCATCGTAATCAATGCTGGCCAGCCGGTTATCCTCCAGACGCTTCGCCTTCACTTCTTCATCGGACAGATCGTCGCGAACGATCACCGGCACACTTTTCAGCCCCGCTAAAAGCGCAGCTTCGCGGCGGCCGTGGCCGGTAATGATGACATCGTCTTTATCGACAGTGATCGGCTGGTCAAAACCACGCTTTTTTATGGCTGCGGCCAGGTCACGGATCTGCTGCTCGTCATGCTTTTTGGCGTTCATTTCATAGGGAATGAGCTCTGCCGGGTCTCGGTAGACGATTTCGAACGTTTTGGTCATTAAATACACTCCTTGTAGTTATCGACCAGCCATACCAGAGCTTCACCAGCATTCTCCATGTCGTTGCCGGTGTTGATCGCCTGCTCTTTGATGATGGATTTAATGGTTTCGGTAACGCGATCAGAAGCGTCAAACGTCACTTTGAAGCGCATGGTCTGGTGTTCCGCACCGACACGCTCAGCTTTTTCGCGAGAGTCCTTCTCAATGGGCTCTTCGTCGCCACGCGACAACGCCTCAAGCATTTCCAGGTCAATTGCCGACTCACGAGCCAGTGTGGCCGCCAGTTCGTCGTCGTAAGGGGCAATTTCCGACAGCTGATAATCGAGTTCGGACTGAATTTCCTCGATCAGACGCTGTAATGCGACCTGATCGTCTTCGCCGTATCGCTCGTTATCGACCAGAGACATTTGTTTCGCGACCAGATCGCTTATTTTGCCCACCGATATAACGGGAACCGTGGAAATACCCTGTTCCATAGCGGCTCGCCAGCGATGTTCGCCACCGAGGATCTCAAATTGGCCACCGTCCAGCTCACGCGCGAGAATTGGCTTGAAAAAACCCAGTTTTTCGATGGAGCCTTTCAGTTTTTCGAAGTTTTGAGCACCAACCGAGTTGGTGTTCCAGGGATTTGGCCGGAGTCTGGCCACTTCTACCTGCAGAATGGTAATTTTTACGTCCATACTTTTTGATACAATCCATTGCATAAGTACTTACTTACTATTCTAGCCAATTAACATATAAAAGGCACGAAGGAAAGATATTTATGACTGTTAGGATTGTTTCGAACGCGGTCAACGCTATGGTCTCCGGCGCTGATGACAACGTGAAGCGACTCGTCCAGGAAATGCTGAGTTACGAAGTCGAAGCTGGCGACTGGAAAGGCACCAGTACTATGTTCAACTGGAGCAAAAATGCCTTCCCCGCGGGTTTTGCTAAATCGGTAGCAGCTAATCTGGTGAAGGCTGGCATTAAATGCGTGCATATTCGCAAAGACAAGGTTCCGGCGCTTGGTAAACCAAACCCGGCAGTTAACCCCTTCCCCTATAATCCGGACTATGCGTATCAAGATCAGGCTGTAGAGACACTGGTTCGCGAAGGAATGATGATTGCGCAGATCGCCACAGGCGGGGGAAAGTCGAACGTAGCTTGCAAAGCCGCGGCGCGTATTGGTCGCATGACGCTGTTTTTAACCACCCGCTCTGTTCTTATGTTTCAAATGGCAGATAACTTCCAGAAGTCGATCGACTATCGCGCTGATAATGGAGAGCCGTGGCTTAAAGGTCAGAAGGTTGGCATCATTGGTTCTGGTGAGTTTCAGGTGTCTCGCCATATCAATGTCGCAACAGTGCAAACCCTGGCGAGTTTTCTTGAAGAGCCTCCACGCGATATGCCGGCAGACAAAAAGGCTTATCATCTTAAGCGTCGGGAGCTGGTTAAGCGTTTCCTCTCAAGCGTCTCACTGCTAATCCTCGAAGAAGCCCACGAATCCTCCGGTTCAAACTTTTATGACATCGCCAGGCTTTGCATTAACGCAGACTATCGTCTGGCGCTGACAGCAACTCCGTTTATGAAGGCTTCAACTGAGGCCAATATGCGTCTGATGGCGGTTGCAGGCCGCATCGAGATAAAGGTCACTGAAAAATATCTGATCGAGCGAGGTATTTTGGCCAAACCTTACTTCGTATACCATAAAATCGCGTACACTCCGGATGAGGCTCGTATCCGAGCGGAGCTCGCTTCCAAGCATCTGAACTTCAGAGTTGGTATGAGCACGCCGTATCAGAAAGCTTATCAGCTCGGTATCGTTTACAATATTGGACGTAACGAGGCCGTCGTTCGCGACGCGCTGATGTACCGTGATCATGGACTGAACTGTATGACCCTGGTGAGGATCAAACGCCACGGTCAGATACTGATGGAAATGATGAAAGAGAGCGGCTTACGGGTAGATTTTATTTACGGTGAATCCAACCAGAGTACCAGACAGGCTAAGCTTAACAGCCTGGCTGCAGGGAAAATTGATGTGCTGATCGGCTCTACGATACTGGATGTCGGTGTCGATGTGCCAAGTGTTGGCGCCGTAATTCTTGCCGGAGGAGGCAAGGCCGAAGTCGAAATGCGTCAACGTGTTGGTCGCGGCCTTCGTGCCAAGAAGAATCAGGCAAATGTGTGTTTTATTTCGGATTTTATCGATATAAGCAACAAACACCTGATGTCACACTCATACGAACGAAAACACATTATTGACACCACTCCCGGGTTTGCGGAAGGCGTGTTGCCTGTCGGGAGCAGTTTTGACTTTGGTGTATTACAAAGAGATTAATTATGACCGAAAATCGCTCAATTTCATGTCAGGTGAAGCTCACCGAAAAAGCCAACGAAAAGCTTGGTTCGTTCAAAACGCGCCTGAAAGAGCGCAACATCAAAATGTCTAAGTCAGACATCATTAACCTTGTTCTGACCAAGATGAGCACAGCAGAGTTTGAGAAGATCGCGACCTCGATGGCAGCGGCTGAGAACGCTAGACAGAAAGTGTTGCAGATCTACGAGAACTCCGGGATGACCAAGGAAGACTTGGAAGATATCCTCAAACGTCTCTAACGCGTACTTACGGAGGGCGTGGGTAAAAAGCTCTCGCCCTCCTCTACCATTTATTTATAGGCTGTTTTCATGATGAACAGCTCTGCCGACACCGTCACCCCGATCCGATATTCGTCTTGCTTATCTTTTGACACCATGATTTCTCTTTCGGTGTTCATCTTGCCGCACATAATAGACATACCCTGCTGATCTACAGACAGAATATGCTCGCCATAAGGCAGGTTTAACTCAACCTTCTCAGATGTTTTGATATCAGCAACTGGCTCACCATCAACAGAAAGCCGGCTGGTACAAAGCGCGCCCTTACTGCCAGAGTCTCTTTTCACGATGATTTTTTGCGTATTCTCTGACGGCGTATTGTATTTGGTCGATAGTATTCTCGAAGCTGGGACTGGGTCGGCAGCACTCGTCCTGACCGCCTGGGTTGAACATCCAGCCACCAGTAAACTGGAGGTTATCAAAGCTATTAATGCGCACTTATTCATCATTCTTCACCATATAGAAACTTGCCTGCAAACTATAACAATTCTAAGTATTTGCAACAAGGTAACGCTTTTTCGCCTGTCAAAACTAAGGAAATAGAAGATAATGGTGACTCGTACCTTCTGGTAATTTTTATCGCATAACATGAGGCGTTTAAAATATGCCCAATACCATTACCGATATCACCTACGGGATACCTGCTGAGGTCTGGCCGCGCGATTACTCAAAAGTAGAGGCGTCGTTGATGTTCTGGCGCAAGGAGCAAATTCCCGTAAAGGTCACGATGGAAGATGGCCAGGTGTTCTGCATGTACGTTCAGGGGACGATGTCCTCCCGTAACAAGGTAGATCTATGCCCGGCGCCGTTCGACAAAGACAATCGTGTAAGGTTGCCACTTGAGCGAATCAGCACTATCGAGTCAGGTGTAAATGACTCTGTCACCCATGATTTCGTTGGTCGCGTAACCGTACATCCAGACTATGTTGATAACCGGCCATCTCGCCGTGATTTCTTTAAAATTTGCCGCCAGGCCCACGAGAACCAGAAATCAGTAAGGGTCTACATGGCGGACGGCCGCGAAATTGAAGGTGTGTCACTCGGCGTCGATGCTTGTCAGGTCACACTTGCCGTGGGGAACGGGCGAAAAATGATCGTCCTGTTTGATTGGGTTGAACGAATTCTGCCGTTTTAAGTTATGAAGCCGATTTTACTATCCTCAATTCTATTTATTATCGCGCCTGCTGTTTCTGCGATGGACTATAAACCGGTTATCCAGTCTCTCATGAACGACGTTTGTTCATCGTCGGAGAATGTGTCGGTTTGTATGTACCAGTTTTCAGCTGCGGTTAAGGCCGGCAAATCGATTGGCGAGAGCGCCGAACTTTGTAAGGGTCTATCAAGTGACATGCGGGAGCTGCAGGACTGTGGCGAAAGCGAGTCATCGGCAGACTATGTCGATGCGCTATTTGAAACCAATCGGAGAGCGGTCGAATCAACGCAATAATCTATAAGGGTAATAACCGGCTATGTCCGGTTATTATTTTATGGGTCATTTCCCGATAAATTAAATCACCAAAAGTATTATCAGCGCTAAATATATAAGGGTAATGCACCGATTGTAGAATTTATTTAGGCAACACCTTCGAGAAAACGCGATTTATTTCTAAGACTTTGATTTATTTGTGAAATAAATTTTTTATCACCCTTGCGAAAAACGCTTGATTTTATTTTTTGTATGTCGATAATTACTTACATCGAAAGCAAACATGCTGACGATAGACGAAAAACAAAATAAGTTTTCAATATTACATAAGGATTAAAACCATGTCTAACGTAACCATTTCTAAAAAATCCATCATTGATGCTGCTGTAGTTATCACTGACGAATTACAATTAAAAGCAGATCAAGCTACTCAGACTTACAACGAACATTATCAGAATGGCACGCACACCAAAGCAGATAAAGCTAACATGCTTGCAGCGTCTACTAAACTTGCATACTTCGTGAATAACGTTGTAAACGCAGTAAACGACGATAAGCTGTCTGGTGTCTTCTACTACGCGATTAAAGCAAGCAAGCAAACGCCAGAAGTGTTTTTCCGCGAAGCGATGACAAATAGCTACTCTCTCGAAAAGCTGGTTTATCTGGTTAAGTCTATCAAGTCTGGTAAATGTATGTATTCAGTCGCTGATATGTCCGGATCTCGTGTATTCGCTTTAATCGATATGATTAACGATGAGATCGACACGTTCACAAATGGTGCTGTTTTCGATTTGATGAATGAAGCAAAACAAGCAAATGAAATTAAGTTAGATGCAGGATATACGCAAGCCAACCAGCTGATTAATCTGTGTGAACGTCTGGGACTGGTCGAGAAGATTAAAGGAATGGGCGCTGCCAAAAACGGATCGCAGCAATATCGCTTTATCAAAAATGATTTTTATAACTATCTGGCTGACGCTTTCAAAGCATAAGTAGACGGAAAAAGCGCCCACTATGGGCGCTAGTTTTAAGGATAAAAATCATGATTAGCTATGACCAGATCCGCGCTGAGTATCGCGCTAAATATCGCGCTTATAAACTTGAACTCATCGACGAATTAAGCGCCCAGCGTGACGCGCTAAACTTTACGTTCTCTGATTTGCTTAACAGCAAGCGAGACTGTAAACGGAAAAGAGAATATTTGCGCTTGTCTGAAATGATCGGAAAGTTGCAAAACAGCATTTAGCCACCAGCGCCCACTATGGGCGCTTTTTCCGTTTCAGGATCTCCACCATAACGCGCCATTGTTGGCGCGTTTTCTTTTATCTGGCGTTCGCTCATTCACACCAAAAATAAGCGCCATAAACGCGCCAATTTAACGCGTTTTTACGTGTGGTAGTACATACCCATTACACACAGTAAAAAACACGTTATAGCGCGTTTAAAAGCGTTTTAGCGCGTGGCTTATTTTGTCGTGTCGTGGGCGTGATCGTCTGGTGACGTGATCCGCGCTATCCTTCGGGGCGTGTCGGCAATATTGGCGCGATCCGTGGGCGCTCACGTATCATTAGCACGTTGGCGCAACGTGTACGCGCTAACAATGCAGCGAAGATCACAGCGCTGGACGTATGGCGCAAAAACAGCTTACGTCCACCAGCTGGCCACAATTCTGGCGTCTCCCTCTATACAAATTTTTCCCATGAGGCGACCCCCGCCGTTTCCCGAAAATTTTCTGGCCGTTTCCCGTCGGTTGCCCGGATGGCTTTCTGCCCGTTCCTGAATTTCCCTGCGGGAGCTGGTGGACGGAAAGAAAGGGGCGTTTCCAGCCCCCTCCCCTCTTACTTGCCAGCCAGTATGTGAATCCGATTACTGGCGTGCATCTCTTTCACGAACTCCCCGCAAGTGACCTTCCACGAGTCGATACCGGCTTCGTAAATGACGTTTTTGCACTTAAGAGCATTGTCGGCGATCCGCACACCCTGCGCGGTTGCTTCCTGGTCTGTAAAGTCGAACCCGGACTCTGTTTTGATCCACACAGCAATCTGTGTTGCGAGCTCGATGAGTTTGGACTGACAGAACCGCCCGCTTCGAACCGGGAAGATAAACACCCCGAATCCTGAGGTGGTGACATAAGCTTTTTCGAAGACACGCGTGAATCGACGGTTGCAAATGATGTCGTTGGCGATCTGCTGCTTCTCTTTCCCGGACAGCTGGATGGTCTCTTCTTCGCGCCAGGCGCCCAGGATGTTCTTTTCAATGTCGGAGTATGTGACAGAGATGGTGCCATGCGCGGGAGTGTTTACAGTGGCGATATAGTTCATTGTGATAATCCTTTAAACAACTTGTTTTCTCGTTTGTTTAATTATCGCAGTGGGTGTGAGGCGTCCAAGCGTTCTGTTTCGGCAGCTGGTGGCCGTCGGGAAGTCGGTGGGTGCTTCGGTAGCCTGGCGGTAAGAGGTGGGTGTTTTTAGCCTGCGGGAAAGCAGGTGGTAGTTAAGAGCCACCAGCATCGGTGGCCCTCCTCTCTCAATGAAGTAATCCGATGTCGATGGTGTCGCCTGAATCTGTCACGCGGATCATCAGCATAGCGAAGGCATTCAGTGGATAGCCGGCGTGCCATTCCGGGAAGCGGTCATCGCGCATGAAATCGGCAATGTCATAAACGCTATCCTGATAATGGAAGAAGCGGGAGCTGGTTTGTTCGTCCGGTTCGACGTGATCCATTTCTTTCTGCTCGGCCGGCGACAGGTCAAGCCAGGATTCCAGCCATACGTTTTCTGCTTTCGGGGAGATGGTGAAATCGGTCATGTGCGTTTCCTCACTGCGTTAATAACTTGTTTTCTTGTTGGTGTTATTATCGCAACGCAGGAGAGGCATAAAACAACTTGTTTACGGGTTGGGAAAAATGGCGCGGGTTACGCGCCATTGGCTGGTTTACTGGACGTTGTAGACGGACTCCGGCAGATACTCTTCCAGAGAGCCGCCAGACACAATGGTGATGCCGTATGAACCAACCCAGGTATTGTTGGCGCCCAGGTTGCCCTCGATCATATCCTGAACCTGTGCCATCAGGTTTTCGAAAATGGTCTTCGGGTCTGTTCGATAATAGGCTTCAATGGCGGCCAGCAGAGTGTCCGAACCATTTTTCACGGATTGCTCGCCGACGGCATAAACCTTCGAGCGATCGCGCTTAAAAGTTGTGCGGGCCAGCTGGGTGGTCACATGCGGAACAGCCGATGCATCACGGAACTGAACGGTCAGCTGGGCCAGTTTATTGCCTTCTTCGTCAGTGCTGGATGCGTAGTAAAGGTCAAATACTAAATCTTCTTTGGTCAAACTCATTTTTACCTCCATGTAAATGCGTCGTAATACTATCGCCGTAGGTAAGTACTTACAATACAAAAAAGCCCCGAAGGATCGACGGGGCTGTCGTAAATTCGACTAATCTGTGTTGCACATGACTATGCAATGGCGAGGGTTGTTGCGCGTTGAATTTCCTGCTGGGCGACCTTGTTAACTTCCAGTAAAGCCAACTCCAAATCTGACGCAGGCCAGATAACTTGTTTAGCTACCCATCCTTTCCCACTATGGCGCCGGACGTTCATTACAATGCGCTTGCGAGAAGTTTCGCCGAAGACGACAACGGTCTCTTTGAAAAGTCGGATGGCTGTGCCGTTGGCCACTATGTCCAGTAAAGTGATCGAACCGAGTACTGCAGGTTTGTCTTTGCGAGGCTGGAGTTTATCAAGTTTCAAAATCATCTCGGTATTCATTACACACTCCGTAAACAATTTGTTTTCTTGTTGGTGTAAATAATACCAGTGTGAAAACGGCCACCAAGCGAAGCGTTCCGGCATTCAGCTGGCCGCAGGCCACATTCACTAAAAAACCACCTGCTGGTGGCCATCGTTAATCTTCGTCAGGGAACTCCTCTTTTACTGCTGCCACCAGCTCCCGCTTCTCTTCATCAGTCAGCAGGTGCCACACGTCCTTCCCTTTTGGTGACTCTCCCTTAGCTGGTACAAACGACCATAATTTACGGGTCAGTGCTGGCCCTATGCCATCAAGACATTCGGCCAGCGAGTCCACGCTCCATACTTCCACAATCACAGGCATATTCATTGTCTTCCTCCTTTATCTGGACTCTGACGTGGTGCAGTTCCACGCGACGGACATTGCGTTGTCCTCGATATGAAAATCAAACGTGCCCTCGCGATACCCTTCGCCAATCAGCGTACCAATGCGCCCAGCGACATCCGCAGAGCGGATAACGTCATCCAGAGAGATCTGGAGTTCGTCAGTACATGTCTCTTCTCCGCATAGTGTGATGCTGATGTTTAAATGCTTGTACATGTTTTTCTCCTTTGTCTAAACACGTTGTTTTCTTGTTGGTGTTATTATCGCAATAAGACATAGGCGAAAAAGCATTTTGTATCGGGAAGAACTGGAAAAGCAGTGAGTATCCGGGAGCGTATCGGGAGCGCTTTTTACATTATTCTTCTCAATACGCACCGCAGGGCTGGTGGGCAGTATTTTCCTCTTCCCGAAAACCTGCTGAAACAGCTTGTGACCCTCGAACGCTCTGGCAGAATACGTATCAGCAGCTGCGCGCAGCGGGAAGAAAGCCACCCGCGCACCAAAGGGTGTACCGCCAGAGAATCAGCCGTCCCCGCGGCATTTTGTCTCTATACCGGTGCGCACCCTTTTCCATGACGGGAACCCAGCCGTTTCCCGAAAAACCTCCAGCCGTTTCCACTCAGGCAGCCAGCCTTTTCCCTGCGGGGTCGCTCCCGATAGATTTTCGCGGTGGCCCTTTCACCCATTCGACCGCAGGGATGTTACGGGGGATAAAATCAGGACTTGAATAAATACGGGAAAGGGAGCGATCCCCCTCCATCCCCTCTCTCTTATATCTGTGCTCTTTCCTGACTCGAATAACCTCTCTTATGGGGGACTCTTATCTCTCTTATTAACGCTCTATACGGTGGCCATTCGTATGGGAGAAAAGGCGACTTTCTTCTCTCTGCCGGTAAGTGGTTTTGCAGATGTTGTAGAGGTGGTTGTCTTGTGGTTTTCCTCTGGCCTGTATTCTTCGTTTTGGGGATAGTTCTTCTCTGTGTATGGAGTAATGGCGTGTGCGCTTTTCCTTTCGTTTACCTTGAGAGGTGGAAGTGTGGGTGATGTGATTTCTGGTCTGTTGTCGTTCTCCGTATGTGTAGTAATGGCGTTCCCTGCTAATCAGGAATTTGCGTTATCTTTCGAGGTAAGAGTGGGTAAACGAGATGGCGCCGGGTACTGTTCTGGCCTGGTCTTGTCTGGAGTTTCTTCCCGGGTATTCTCTTCCGTGTATTGGGGAATGGCGTTCAGAGAAACTGGCTTTCTCTCGCCGCTTTTTGGTGGTGGTCGAGATTTGCTTCATGTGGTCGGTAGCCTGGGGCAATGAGGTTGGTCTTTTCGGTAGCCTGGCAGGAAGAGGTGGGTATTGCCTGGGTGTGGGTAATGGCAGTTCCTTTTCTTCGTTATCTTGTTTTGTTGTTTTCTTATCGCCTAAAACATTTTGTTTATATACTCATTAAACGCAACGAGAGCCATTCTGAGCGTGTCTGTTTTGTGGTGGTATCAGGAGTCGTTTTTGGCGTTTTCGTCGCAGGGTGTTGGTCTCTGGTGCACTGCTTAACGGATATAAGAAGTGACATGGCAAAACGTCAATTTTTGAGACCAAATCGGGGTAAAGCGTTGACTTTTCGTTGATGTGTTATTTATTTGTTTTCTTGTGGGTGTTAACTGCGTAAAAGCCTTGCCGCGCCTGGAGTGTATGAGGTTGGAGGGTAGGGAAGAGGGCGATCAACGAGTTCTTATAGAAATCCTCAATTAGTGACCGCCAATGTCAACGAGTTAAACTTAGACGTCATCAAAATCTACAAAGGGGTTCTTGCGCGCTGGGTTTAACATTACCTCAGTTTCTGCCTGTTTCTGCTCCCATTTTTGATGCTCCGTTATGTAAATGTCAGGAGGTAATGGAGCTAAAGGCGGAACTGGAAATCTCAATGATTGGTTGTATTTTTCATACATTTTCCGCATAGCCTGCTCAACATCATGAAGTTCGACCTTTTTATACTCAATAGGCCATGCGTCTTGCAACCTTTTCACAGCGCTTGCAACATCGTAACGGAGGTATGGGTTCAAGCCTATGAAATTACCTGCCAGCATATCGTCGACTTCCCGCACACGCGCTATCGTCGAAAATTTACCGATCGCCGTGTCAATATCCCACCCAGAGACAAATAGTAACAGTGCGGCAAAAGCAAGGAACTTATCTTCGGCATAGGATTTTTCGTTTACAGTTTTGCTCTTAAATTCGACGTAATTTTCTCGAATAAAAGCGGTCAGTTTAAGCGTTTTCCTTATCTCAACTTCCAGAAGCTCCGGGTCTAATATCATTCGACCTCGATTTTTAGTCAGGTGCTCAAGAATTGATGATATGTCACGTTTGAAAACAGAGAGTTCACGTAATTTCTGAAGTGTTGCTTGATGAACTCGAACAGTTTCTATATCTATTGCTCGCCGCCACAAAAATCCTGGAACTGTAGCCTGAATTGGGGCAAATGGCAGAATATCGGAATCTGTCCATGCCAAGTGAGAAAAGCGTAAGTCGGCAATGTACTCAAGCCATCCCAAGTCTTCTTCATCCAGCAAGATTTCAAAGGAGGATTTCTTTCGTTTGTTGAAGAACCACTCCCTCATTTGGCGCATGTTTTCTTGAGTGAATATCCCTTCCTGAAGGCCTGCGCACACCAATTTTCTGATTACTTTAGAATACTTTGTCCGGTCTGTTGTGAATCTGATTAGGTGTTGGCTAACTTCAACTGAGAGTCGATCACCATAGAAATCACATGCCGGATGGTGGCCTTCCCCATTTTCGCCTGCGAACCTGAAATGAGCTTTCTTGTTATACCCCTCGCTTCGAGAGGCTCTCACGAACGTGCCGCCTCCAACTTTGCAAATAGGACAGATGACATCTTCACGAGCAACGGCATGTACTGAACCTTCGTCAAGCCCCTTCAACTCCATGTATTGCTCGGGGTCGACTTCCTTTTGTAGCGATTTCGAAAAAGCGGTGTCCGTCATACTAGGCTCCATGTAAAGGGCAAACTATTTTTTAGCGCTTAGTTACTATATATCATAAAATGGGGTATACCATTTCGCCTACCCCAGTATCGATCCCACGCCACACTTTCCCTAGATCTCTCACGTCTTCTGGCAGTCTTTCGCTTGTTAATTAAATATTTTCGTTATCATTACCAGTCCCAGGCTGGCATTCCATCCACCAGCTCGGCATCACGGTCAAAGTGAACCACGTCGTAACCGGCATCCAGTATCATCTTGATATTGGCGATCGCCGCTTCGGAGATGTTGAATGTACGCAGTTCATCTGCCCAGCTATTGTCACGCATTCCGGCACGAACAATCCAACCATATTCTGTGCCGTGTACCCAGTTCAGTCCGCGATCGGTGATTGGGTCAAAACAGGCAATCGGCAACTGTTCGGAGTCTTCCGCGGTAACGTGCGCAGTGCTGATAACAGCTGTCTTGTAGGCTTCAGTGATTTTCAACATTACTTAACTCTTTTAACTAATTGTTTCCTTGTGTTAGTTATTATCAGCGATAAGAAAAGGTAGAAAACATTTTGTTTGAGGCAGTGCGACTGCCTCGATACTGTTATGGCGATAATCAGGCGCATAATGCCAAAGCTAAGTTCAGATGTCCGGAGCAAGGCAAAGCTGAAATGTCCGCTTCGTGCCAAATGCTGACGCTCAGGAATTGAGTTTCAGGTACTTTAAAAGCGAGGCTAGCGACTCGACAGGTCCAGCGTGACAACTAGGTGAGCGGGTTTCATCCCAGGGCATTGCATCATCAGTGCAGAAGTCTCCTGCACATTCCATTTCAAGACGTTCGTCAATTAAACCAACAGGAACCCAGACATAAGGTACGTCTCGCAGACTGTTAGGCACAGTTGAGCCACATACATTGCAAAAATCTGTACGGTACCCCGTTGGCTTAGACCATGAAGCAATGCAGTTTTCCCCTTTAATCCAGCGAAACTCACTGTCTTTGACTAGTGTGGCGAGATTGTAACCCACGCCGCTCTGCTTTCTGCAAAGCGAGCAATGACAACGATAAAACACTGCTGGTTTATGAGTAAGTTCAAATTCAATTGTTCCACACAAACAAGATCCATTCATTTCAAAACCATTCCTGCAAGGCCTAAGAGATTTTATGAAACATTACCATCTTTTTTGTACTGAATAAGAGCGCTTTTTTTGGCAACTCAAAATCAGCTATCAGTCGGTCTGAATATCCGCTCATCGCTCACATCTGCCTGTCAACATAGCAGGTGACTTGCCTTCATTTTTTGTTGGAGACACCCGGCCTGCTGACGTCATGAACGACATCAGCGGACAACCGGGGTTATTTCAGTTACAGAACAAAAAACAGAGACCGGAAGAGGACTGGCTTCAGTCCAGCTCGCTCCAGTCAGGAAGGCCGTTGACCTTTTTTCGCCACAGGTGAAACAGCGCCATAAAAAACCCGAAGAACAGACCGGCACAGAGACTGTGAACACAGGCGACAAGAGGTGGCATTCCCTGCGCACGCCAAGTACAGAAGTACATCACCAGCCCCCAGACCACACTATACCATACCGACATAAGCACCAGCACATGCCTGAAGGACATAAACGGAGTCGGGGGTATCTTCAGACCCAGCTTCCACAACCCCCGAAGCAGGGGCGGAGCATAGTTGCTTCGCCACATTTTTCTGCTGTCCATCAGCGCGATGGCTTTTTGTTTTCTTCGTTCAAACTGTTCAGACGTCATTATTTCTCCCTGTTAAACAGAATGTTCGTGTATTTGCGCCATCCGGCCCGGGCATACGCTTCCTCCTGCATCGTGAACGTGGCCACCGAAGTGCCGTCGATATTCACCCGGCCCGGCCCGCATCAGCGACAGGTACACATCCGCGCGGGTGTAGTTTTCAGGCAGGTCAGCATAGCTAACTTCTGCTCCTCGCTCAAAGCGGACATTTCAACTTTGCTGTTGCACATAGTCTGTCCCAAGCAGTGACTACGTTAAATTGAAGTCATCGAAATCGACGAACTCCATATGTCTGGCTTCCACCTTTGCAAGAGTGAGCAGAAACAACATCCCCTCTCTTAGAGAGGTTGGTTGTTCGAGCAGGAACTCAAAACCGTCCACATGTGTCTTACCCAACCAATAGCCGCCACCATACTGTCTCTCTCGCTGGAAAAAGACGCACTGGCCAGGCTTGAAATGTTTAAGTGTCTCACCTCTGTATACGACCTGATAACTGGTGTCTTTTCCGCCCATTTTGATCACCTCAAAATACTGTATATTTAAACAGTAGTTCTTTGATGAAATGCGATCAAGTTTGACGGTGGTGACAATAACTTATTGGTGAAAACAAATTGTTTAAGACTATTGATATAGCCTTAAATTGGTGAAACCAGTTACGACCTCATCATGATGCGGTGGCGTGTAGGTTTTGCTGCTGCAGTGTCTTGACCTGTTCTTCAAGCTCACGCACATACTCAACGAGAGATCCGCTTGGCGGTATTAGGCACTCTTCCATGAGTTGAAAGTAAACGTCGGCTGCCGCGCGAATGTTTGAGCCTTTGGTTAGCTGATCACTGAGCAGTTCGTCACGCTCTTTCATAAGCCGCACGCATTCACCATTGCGTTGGTCGACTACAGCCTCCAGCTCTGCGATGCGATCGCCTGGCGTTTTGCACCCCTTACGTTGAGTCGTAACAGTGAAATATCCAAGTTCAGGAACGTCGTAGCTCAATTCCAGATAGTTTTTTGCACCGTGTCGAACAAATTCGCCGGCGAACATGGTGGCGAACATGGCAGAGGCCAGCTCTCCGTTAAACAACGATTCCAGATCTACAGGAGTGCCAGCAGCAAGAGCGGCACGCGCAGCCTCTATGACATTCATAAACTCATCATAATGTCTGGCGCGCTTCTCCAGCTCTGCCCACTGCTGACTATTTCGACGCACCAGGTACTCAATAAAAATCAGCGCTGATTCGTCGGCGTCGCCTTCAAATGAGACCTTACCCTTATCGACAATAATCGTGCCCACAGCGGTTGGGTTGTTGCCCTGAAGGCAAAATCTGAAAGGAGTCCCCGTGTTCATCGGTGATACAGCCTGTATATCCATAGAAGTGGCTTTATTCCTGCTTTCCATGTGTTTTTCCCTCTAAGTATCGCGTCATTATTCTTACATAAAATAAGTATGTGGTTACCTATTATTTTATGCGTTTGAAGACATACACACTGACAGTTATCCCCGTGTCATCAAACTCGCCTGTGAACGACTTACCTTTGGCGTAGACGAAATTCTCCAGCATCATCCAGTTCAGGGTTGGTGAGTCCCCCGGCAAAACAGCAACAAGGCGCCCGCCGACTTTAAGATGCTCCAGCGCGGCCAGCGTATGCTCTCTGTGACGGCCAAGAGAGTAGGGCGGGTTCATGACGATTTTGTCGAACTGATAGCCTGCGTTGTCCTCAGACCACTTCATGAAGTCACAGCAGACCGTATTTGTGTACCCCTTGCCAAGCAGGATATCAGCGAAGAGAGGTGCGACTTCTATGCAGGTAACGTCTTCCGGATTGGCGTCGATGCAGGCCAACAGATCTCCGCGCCCGGCTTCAGGCTCCAGCAGCTTCTCACCTGGCTTCAGCTCGATGGCTCTGGCAACGTACTCCGCTATCAAACGTGGGGTAGGGTAGAACTGGTGTGATTTTGTATCCGGTATTAAGCCGGTGGCCACAATCGTATTGAGCGTATGGCCGATCTCATACGGGAACTGCCAGTGCTTTTTCTCCTGCACGCCGCCAATGAAGTTCAGTGTGCGCTCAAGCTCTTCCACCTGTGACTTCTGTAGGTTGGAATCAGAGAAGTACCAGACGCCTTTGTCTTTGCTGAATCGCCCGTCGCGCAGCGCGGTACGAACCGGCTCGGAGATCGTCTTCTGGATTAACCCGAACTCTTTTGGTGCCCGTATTTTGGGTGCAGTACGGCATGGCGCCGGGATTGCTGCAGGCATACTGTAAGCCAGCACCTCATTCAGCTTCCAGGCCACGTCAGGATGTATTTCAAAGTGAACGTTGCCGTTCTTGAACATCATCACGCGCATCAGGTTTCCGTCGACATTCATCCAGTCACCGGTCTGGCAGTCGTTTGCCCGGTACGCAGCTGATAGCATCTCAGTTGTGCGGTTGATGGTGATGAACTCTTTGTGTGCGAAGAAATGAAGCATGACACGCAGGTCGTCGATGTAGTCCTCTTTCCGGTAGTTCACGCTGACGCTGTCCCGCCAGAACTCGGAAATGCAGTTGGCGATGATCAGACGCTCGCTAAAGCCGTTCGTCTTATTGGTCTTGTGGGCAGGACTCAGCGCTTTAAACAAGCCATACACGCGCTCAGAGAGATATTTGTGCCTGTCATTCAGCAGATTGAGCATCGTTGGGATGACCGTTTCTGCTTTGAACTCCGGCACACCAACGAACTCCTTCACCTTCATCTGGTAGCCGGTTCTGTCTGTTTTGATGGTCTCCTGCTTGCCCTCGATGAACTGCTCACGCCACTCGTCGCGGCGGGAAGCTGGCATGATCAGCAGAACGTTTGTCATATCCGTGACCTTCTTCCAGTACTCGGCCCAGATATTCTGTTTCACCCATTCCAGGTCGACTTTGTCCAGCCAGGCTCTGTTAAAGCGTGTGCGCTCGTCATCCGGCCGGTGGTTGAGTCGCAGCAGGCGGTTAATCATGTTGTGGCGTTCGTCGCCATAAACGAAGTCGTGAACCTGATGCATGAATGCGATCTCTTTCTCGCACTCGGCCACAATTTCGTGGATGACGTTCATTTCCTGCCGGTAGTCGATATCAGTGTTTGGGGTGATAGCGTCAATGATGGAAAGGGCTGTATTCATGATCACACCATTAAACAAATTGTTTTCTTATTGGTGTTATTTTCCCAAAGTTGAAAAGGCGTAAAAGCAGTATTCACAGGGGTTGTAGAGACGCTTAGAGACGCTAAATTGATAGTGTTCAAAGTTAATTGGTAATTCAATAAATTAAGAACGTAACCACCTTAAAATCTAAGGCTACAACCGCTGTCATTCATGCTTATTTTTTTCCTGAAGAACGCTCAGCTCCTAGATTAAGAAGTCATATTCTTGTGTAACCCGTTAAAAATGATACATTAATCTCCCCCCTCTTCGGGAAAACGGAAGAAGTTTGATGAGGATGGCATCAGGCAAATGGAACTCAAGTCTACAAAGGCCATTGCCCCCTCCTTTTAACGCTAAAAGGGTAATACATGAAAGGTAACGTTCTAGGGGATATCAGAGCAGAACACGATGCCAAAATGCTTGAAGCCTCATTCTGGCAAACAACTGATTATAAAGCTCTTTTAGAGTCGTATGATCGATGCATAGTTGTAGGTCGCAGAGGCACTGGCAAAAGTGCATTAGTGCATATGCTGTCAAAACATTGGCACGCAAAACCTAAAACGCATGTGATGACCATTAGCCCTATTGAAGAACAAATTATTGGTCTAAGAGATGTTGTCTCACTTTTCGGTGAAAATTATTTGCATATTAAAGCCGGAAGCAAACTAGCTTGGCGCTATGCGATTTATATGGAATTACTTTCCGAAATAGCAAGCCACTATAAGATGAAAAATGATCTAGACTATAAAAGTGTAGAGAAACACTTATTATCTTGGGGAGCTAAAAGACAAAACATAAGTGGTAAAATAAGGAAAAAATTAATATCTATCCTTGATACTGGAAAAGATGTTAAACCGGCTACAAGAATATCAGATTTATCAGATAATTTTGAATTAGATTTACTAGAAGAGGTTTTATTCGAAGCTATTTCAAAATCAAACCATCAATTCGTTATTTTTGCTGACAGGCTAGATGAAGGATACACTCCAGATGATTTAGGGGTTGCTATCGTTGACGGTTTCATTCAGTCTGTTATTGATATAAAACAAAATTTGCAAGAAAAAGTTATCGCATTTGCTTTCGTTAGAGACAATATCCATAGAGCCATATCTAAAATGGATCCTGATTTTACCAGAAACATTGAAGGACAGGTATTAAGATTACATTGGGACGAATACAATCTCTTCAATTTGGTTTGTAACAGAATGAGAGTTGCATTTAACTCAACCATAGAAAATAACACGCGAGTTTGGAATGCGTACACCGCTAATGAATTACAGTCAAATACGGGTTTTAAAGAAGCACTTAAGCTTACATTATATAGACCGAGAGATATCTTGGTATTATTAAATGATGCTTTCCTGAGGGCCGCAACTCACGATCGCACAAAAATAATAATTGATGACATAAAAGCCACTGCAAACACAATATCTCAAAACAGGCTTAACGACTTACTAAAAGAATATGAAAATGTATTCCCTGCACTAGATATATTTACATCGCTTTTTGGCAATAAAAAACCAGATTTTTCCATCGCGGAAGCCTCTGAAATAATAAGCCAAGCATTTGATATAAAAGAAGTTAATGACAAAATGAAATTACAGGACATCCTTTTGTTTGAAGGTCCTGTTCAGGTGATCCAACGTTTGTATAGTGTTGGTTTTTTTGGATTATACAATCAGCAGTCCTCATCATATGTGTTTTGTCATGATGGAAAAGAACCAGAAAAAGAGTTTACACCAGGCTCCAAGCTTCTGCTACATCCTTGCTATTGGCTTGCATTAAGTGTACATGAGTCAGACATTACTCCTGAAACAGCTGACGATATCCACGATGAATACGATATCGAAGTTAGCTCCGTATCAGAAGAACAACGAAAACAACGGATCGGTGCTCTTCTTCAAGAATTAAATAATATCCCAGAAGGTAAGGAAGGGGCTGTTGATTTTGAAGCATGGGCTTTGAAAGCTATTAAAATATTGTTTGCGACGAATTTGACCAATATTGAACTCCATTCAAACAAAAATGGTCTACAGCAGCGAGACATTATTGCAACAAACCTTGCCGACACACCTGTCTGGAAAAGGATATTGACTGATTACCAATCTCGACAAGTTGTATTCGAAATCAAAAACTACAAAACGTTAGGTGCTGATGAATATAGACAAGTAAATTCATATTTATTTAAAGATTATGGTAGGCTAGCTTTCATTATAAATAGGGATCACTCTGAAAACTTAGAAAAACATAAAGAGCTAATCTGGGTAAAAGAACTTTATGACAACCATAACAAATTGGTTATAAAGTTGCCTTCAAAATTTCTTGAGCGACATCTTTCTAAAATGCGTAGCCCTCAAAAACATGATGAAGTTAACAAACAGCTAAGCAAGTTGCTTGATCTATATATTAGAAGCTATTTAAATAACAAGTGTAAGTAAATCACAACGCAGGCTATAATATCTTATTAGCCTGCGTTTTTATCGAAAGTTTTACGAAGATGAAAACTCAATAAAAAACAAATTACAAAGTCCAGCCGTCATAAGTAAAATACAATATTCAATCCATATTATTAGGGTATTGAGGAAGCTCCATTTCATGCAATAGCCTCAGTCACAGCAGAAGGAAGATCCGGAGTTGCAGGTCGAGCTAGAATCGTGTCCAGCAGCATCCCATCCAGAGAGACAGGAGGTCGTTCTGGCAGGGGTGTCGTCTGCAAGGTTGTGGTGGAAGTAGTTGTGTCCGGTATCAACAGACTCTGACCGGCTGGTACGGCTACCGCTGCCAGGGTTGCTAAAATTACTCCGTAGGCCATTGGCTTCAGTCGATTTCGTTGAAAATTTTCCATGAGAACTGTCCTTGTGTGCTTGGGATTCACGCAACACACGAGAGGCGACGGAATCACGCACCTTCCCCATGCCTACTGTCGCACCCAGATTTGCTATGGCGGTAGCTTGCGCATCAATGCGCTTCTCCAGCTCAAACACTCGTTCTTCCAGTTCCGCAAGGCGTGCAGAAACACGACCGCTAAACAGCTCGGCCAGAACCAGGCGAATTGAACGGGGACGTTTATTGAAAGAAGTGAAAGGCGTTTGACGTGCCATTTGGATTCCATTCAGTGTCAGAAAGAGTTGCGGCTGGAATGTCCAGCCGCCGTTTTTTGCGTTCCATCCTTGGAGCCGTGCCTAACCAGCACGTTGTCATCCTGACGATGGGTAAGATACATGATACAAAATAATAGGTAAATACTTACTTATCATTTTATACCAAAAACCAGCATCTTTTTTGTGTGGAGTATCCGCTGCCGCATATGCTGCGATCTTGGCCAGCCTGTCGCATATTTCGTTTTCTCGATGCCCGGCGTGGCCCTTTACCCAGTTCCACCTGACATTGTGGCGACTGGCGGCTAAATCGAGTCGTTTCCAGAGGTCGACATTCTTAACAGGCTTCTTGTCAGCAGTGATCCAACCATTTTGTTTCCACCCCTTCATCCAGAGGGTCATACCATTTTTGAGATACTGGCTATCTGAGTGCAGGATCACGTTGCAGGAGAATTTAAGGCGTTCCAAAGCTATCAGGGCGCCCATCATCTCCATGCGATTGTTTGTGGTGCTGTGGAAGCCGTCGGAAAACTCGCGTTCTTCGCCGCGGAACTGAAAGACGATGCCATATCCACCGGGCCCGCCTGGGTTTCTGAGACAAGAGCCATCACTGAAAACTTTGACCGTCTTAAACCGGGGATTAAATTCGACAACTGGCGTTTTGAAGTTTTTGCGGGGGTGTTTTTGATACTGGTGCTGCGCACGGCCGGCTGCCGTTTTTCGTCTGGCGTGTGTGCTTGTCGTCATCTCTAACTCCAAAGCGTGCGCCGCCGCCCGTTTTTCCTCGCGCGTGTGCGCACGCGTGTTTATACATATTTATTTTCAGTGAATTACTTCCCAGATCGGGTTTATTTTTACCTGAACTGAGCGAACGAAGTGAGTGAAGTTCACCTCGAACGAAGTGAGAGGTTGTCTTTTCAGGTAATACTCTCCCAGGGAGGTGAGTAAAAAATACTCACCAACCTGGTCGTTTCATAACCTGAAAAGTTATGACCTAAGTCTACTGCCAGCTTAGGCTTGGGAAGTTATGGATGACAGCACCCCAGAACCGAGATCTTCCCACACTTCATGAAGGGGAGTACTGGATTCAACCTCTCAAAATACCCAGACTCGACAATCATAAAGTGACCCTTCTCTCTGCCCACTTTGGTTCCCCCTTCCCCAGACCCCAAAAGGGCTGGTTCTGCGCTGGCTGTGGGCTTTTTTAAGTCTGGTGCCAGTGACGCTATCCTCCACCCACCAGACCGAGATTTCGATTCAGGTCGAAATCGACATCATTCTACAACCACTATGATACATCGTAAACGGTAACTACTTACTTACTTTTTTGACTGATCATTTTGTCTACCATGAAGCTGAACTTGCAGAGCAAAAACCTCGTTGATTAGCTCGCCAAGGAGCTGCTCAATCAGGTCTTTGTGTTCGCCAGTGTGCAAACATTTCAGTGACCACTCGTAAAGACTGAATGCCTTTTCACGATCCTTCATGAGTTCGCGAGCGTTAGCCAAAAAATCGCTCTCAACGAGCGCTACAACGTTGGTCGGGTATGCCATGATGGTTTCCTTACTTGTCTTCACAAAAACGATTCTATAGCGTCTGGAAAGGGGTTCCAGAGTGGTCTGGGCGTCCTGTTTCGGTCTGGGAGTGGTCTGGAATCGACAAGGAAAAGCCTGCTTTCGTATATGTTTATAATTAGTACTTAGTTATTTATATATACGAAAGCAGGTTATGAAACGCTCCCAGACTCGGATTAAGCAGCCTGTTTCCGTGGTCTTTTTTTCCTGATCACTTTGGCAGGATCGTAACCACCCAGACTTTTCATCACCGTCAGCGGGACTTTATTCATGAAGTGACCAGCGTTCTGACAGAATCCGCGAAAGACCACCAGCATACTTCCGCCTGGGTTGATATTGACCTCAACCAAACCCAATGTGACGTCAGGTTCCATGAACGCTACGCGGCCGCCAGACAGAACTACCGTCTGGTTTGCGAACTCGGTGGTGCGCTCATACCACATCGTGTCGAGCGATTGCGGAATGAGCATAACGGTGGTTACGCCACGCGCTTGCTCTCGGATAGCCGCCTCTATCCAGGGGGTTATTTTGGAGTAGGGCGGGTTGAGAAAGGCCACCGTACCAGGATCACCCCAGCTGGACTTAAGAGCATCTCGTTCCACACCTATGTAGCTCGGAAGAAGCGCGTTTTCTTTGTTACAGGCGACATCAACATCAAACGTAATGCCGAGATATCGCTGAATGGCGACAAACAACCATTTCGGTGTGCGCCAAAGGTCTCGAAGAGAGGCATCTCGCTCTCGCTTTTTGATTTTTTCGGCTGCTATCATTTTACAATCAAATAGGTAAGTATTTACCTATTTTTTCATGTCATTTTACGAATGGCAAATAAAGAAAAAACACGCCAGATTGCTTAACGGGAGACGCTCTGGCGTGTTTTTTACTGTTGGGGCATACGAATAACTGTCCAACGCTCTAAAACTATCAGGGGGCTTCAGAGCGCGAAACGGATCGTCAGCCAATGGAATACTCCGCGATAAATTTCCTTACGATCGGGGACTCTTCATTAAGAAGCAATCTTCCACCATCCCTCGTAGCGATTCCCGTGACTGGGAAAACAGCCATCATCTGGCCAGCCTGAGTCGACGCGGTGCTGAGTGGATATGGCTTTTCCGGATAGCTCATTAACGCCAGCTTAATGCTATTGCTGCTTGCCTCTTTTGTGTCAATAAGATGCCGCAATGCAATCACCGTGTAGATGCTGATATCCGGTCCGCCATTGAACCAATTTAGCAGGTTAGAGATCTTGTCTTTTGCCTTGACCGGCGCCGCATTAAGAGCTTCGATGAAGACCTCACGTTTCAGACCAGCCGCAGCATAAAAATCATTGCCCTTATCGTTCAGGCTGAATCGAGGTTTGGGTGCTGCGCGCTCTTTTTTCGCCGCCTTCGACTCTTTTGGCTGAGCCGCAACTGACGATTCTTTGGCGTGTTTCTCCTTTTTTTCATCAGTCTGAGGGTTATCACCCTGTGTCGAGTCGATCTCAGGAAGAGGGGAGATCGACTCGACTTGAGGTATCTCAACATCAACCACCTTCAGCGACTCATGTTCGTTTTCCAACTCTTCAAACACACCGGTGAGATCGCCGCCGTCTTTCGCTTCCATTACAGTTTCAGCAACAGCCGGCACCGGCACGATCGTCTCATCGTTAAGATCTGCCAGCAGGTCGTCTATTTCGTCTCCTACAACGGCCTCCGAAGCCAGTTTTTCAGGCTCATCGAGCAGTTGCAGCATGGCGGTCAGCTCATCCAGATCATCTTTTTTGACTGTATTGTTGAGGTTGCTCATGTCTCTCTCCTTTACGTTGTGTGAGCGTTTATACGTTTTTGGGTTGAGAGCATTTTGTCAAAACCTATTAGGCGGAAAAGAAGTAAATACAGGCAGTTGTGATAATGAGAGGGGCGAAAGCGCCGTCAGGCGCTTTCGAATGGGAGCTTATAGAAGCCGTATTTTTCCCGTGCTTTGAAAAAGCAGTGCATCATCAGATCGGTATCATAGAGCGCGCTGTGCGCCTTAGCCTTGTCATAGACAAAACCCAATGAGAAGGCGAGTTCCTCCAGTCGCGGCCGTTTGCCGTCTTCTGTGGCCCACAGGGAAAATAGAGTGTCAATCAATGGGACGTCTGGAAGCGAAAAACCGTAACTTTTCAGCTCATGCCTAATAAACGGAATGTCGAATGCTTCGCCATTGTGGGCTATCCAAATATCGGAAGAAGAGAGGAATGAAGCGACAGATGAAGCGTGATCGGCTAGTAACGGCTCAGCGGCTAAATCTTCAAGACAGATACCGTGTACAGCTTGCGCTTTAGGATCGATACTGCGACGCGGGTTGAACCGCATTACAAAACTATCAACCATTGCCTGGGTCTCAATTTCGTACTTCACCATTGCGATTTCAATGATCTTATGGCCTGAGAGAAAATCAATACCTGTAGATTCGATGTCCACCCCTGTAGCAATCACTTTTTATCTCCTTTTACTGGTCGTTTGGATGGTGTGAAAATGGCAGCTTCAACATCCCATCCCCTCAAAATTCGCTGCGAGATAATGGTCGCAGTCAAGCCAACCTCTCTTGCCCATTCGGTAATCCGCTGAGTTCTGCCACGACACTCGATCAGACGCTTACTATCTCGGTTGGCATATGTGTCGACGCTGGCGTTAAGCGCGCGATCTAATGGCCACCCCTTCTTGATTCGATAGTGAAGAGTAGATGCCTGAATCCCAGCTCTTTTAGCCCATTGTGAGAGAGTCAGCTTTTCCCCCATATGCTCCAAAATTAAGTTTGAACGCGTGTTATTGGCCTGCTATTCAAAAGTCGCCCATCTGCAATTTTCAGGTTCGTAGTCACCATTCACATCTTTGCGATCAAGAGACATCCCTTCTGGTCGCTCTCCCATGTCAGCATAAAAATTTTCAAAGATTTGCCACCGCTCACAGACTTTGATACCTCGGCCGCCATACCACTTATAGGCGTGATGGGTTGTTTTTTCACATCGTTCCCGCATACCCAGCCATATACGATAAATTGGCGTTTTACTCATACCATGAGGCTTTATGCTACGACGATGTGCGTTGTAGACACAGCCACACGATATTGTCGCCCCGTGATTTAGCTTCCCGTAACTAACTTGGCAGGTGTTACCGCAATCGCAGATGCAATCCCAAAGTCGCCCCTGTTTGTTTGAAATACCGGAATATTTAAGTGCAACCAACTTTCCAAAACGTTTGCCTGCTATATTTACTGGTTGTCCCATTACTACTCCTTACAGCTTTTTGGCACCTTTAAGCAGTGCGCTACGCACGAATTGAGCTGCTTTTTTGATGGTCTCCTCCTGCGATTCGCACACTACCGGCGCATGCCACTCACCAGTGGTGACGTTGAGAATGCGAATTTCATTTGTATCCAGACAAATCGACACATACAGAACCGTGCCGGCAGCCATTTTGATATGCATGGGGAAGATAGGTCGCTTGCCGCGTTCGCTGAACTGGGACATTGCCACATTCAGAACCTCTCCGACATCATCGCCTACCAATCCCTGAACGGACTCAAAAACAGCTCTGATAGCCAGCCTGGCCTCTCGTTCTGTCATCAGCGATCGGGACTGCTCGTCTGCGATGCGTGTCAGCGCCTCTATCGTTTTACGATCTAACTCATCAGCCAGAGATATTTCGCCTAACATTCTGTTTTCCTAGAACTATTTTTCGTGACGTTATTCTGGCATTCCTTCACAGGGGAACAAGAATCAGTGGAAGGTGACGCGATTTGAGATACGGCTCTCTATACGTTCCACATGGCGGTCGATTACTCGCATGATCGAGCGTGCTCTTGCGTCAACGGAAATGCAGGTTTCCGACAGGACGAAAACCTGCAGATCTCCGGATTTGGCCAGAGAGTTAATTTTTGTCAGCTCGCCACACATCAACGAGTCGATACGAGCGACATAAAGGCGATCAAGCGAACCTCTCTGGGCACGTTCATAATCTTGTGCTTTCAAATTCACGCCCGGGCGCAGCCCCGCAATGGCATTAAAATTGGACAACGCGGTCTTGTGGCAAAAACGCTCAATTTCCAGCGCCAGATCAATACATCGTTGGTCATTGGTCTGGCCGACCAAATCGAGCGTATAAGCCATCACATCAGCAGGCGTACGGTCTATTACAAAGCCTTCCGCTCCGCGTGTTATCAGCTCAATATGGCGGGCAACTTCCATCTGCACCTGCAGACGCTCAAAGAGCGGCATTGGATCGCCTACGTTGACTCCAAGCCTTGTCATCAGTGCGCCGACGCCAGCATCCACATACGGAATGCCGTAATGCTCGTCGATAAACTTTGCCAGGGTTGTTTTTCCACTGCCCTGAGCGCCAGTGATCCCAATTCGGTAATCCATTACCACCTTCTGTAAACAATCTGTTGGAAGCCGGGCTCATCCTCCGTTCCCCGTTGTGTATGAGCCGTTAACACAGGAAAGAAGCCGAGATTACGCATCATTTGCCGTGGAAAATGAGCATCACTGTCAGGAACGTCTACGCCCATATGCGATAGCCAGAGTTCCTCGACGTGAGGCAGAAACAGAGAATAGATCTGCGCACCGCCGATAACCCAAACGGGACCACCAAGCTGCATTACATCGTCCATAGTGGCAGGGTAAAAACCATTGGGCATGAACCCAGATGAGCGCGTCAGAACGACGTTGTGGCGCTCCGGAAGCGGGCGCTTAAGACTTTCCATTGTCTTTCTGCCCATGACGACTGTGGCGTTTGTGGTGAGCTCCCTGAACAGTTTTAACTCTGAGGGGCAGCGCCAGGGGAGTTCGTTTCCTCTACCGATCTCATAATTGCGACCGACAGCTGCAATCATCTTCATTGAGACACCTCATACATTACCGGGCGCTGGTGAAAACCAGACAGAGCAGCTCGTAGACGTGACGAACTCACCAGTGCCGCGATCATCAGATCATCTTTATGCGCGGCAAGCGTGCGCTTTATATGGGTTTCGTAATTGACTCCACGTGGTGCCAGGTGCAGCCAGTCATAATCAATGCCGAAATCTCTCAGCCATTTTTTGGTTGCGCTTTCGAGCGCTTCCGGACGGTGGCTGATAAGCACCACTTCAGCACCGGAGCGAGCAAAGCCACGCAACATGCGGCTGGTGGGGAATATGAGCTCATCACCTGCAACGAGAGTGTCTGCGTTTTCATCAGCAGCGACTTTACGATGGCCGGCTCTCGCCAGCACATCTTCAATTTCACATAACACATACATGCCTCTGGCCATATCACACCGCCACTGGAGCCTTAATCCATGGAAGTGGTTCGTAGCCGAAGATCTGCACGCCGTCCCATTTGAAGTCATCCAGCTCTTCCCATTCGTGCGGGAAGACGACGATGGGGTCGGACGACTCCGGATGTTCGCGAGCCAGTAGCTCTTCAACCTGCTCCAAGTGGTTGTTGTAAATGTGAACATCAAAGCCGAAATGGACGAAGGCGCCAGCCATGTGACCCGTAATCTTCGCAATGAACTGCGTGAGGATGCCGTAACCGGCAATATTGAATGGCATACCAAGGAAAGTATCGACACTCCGCTGCACCAGGCAGGAGTTCAGGATACGTTTAGGGATACCAAGCTCATCCAGCATTGGCTCAGAGATACTGCCTCGCTGCTCTATCAGGCAAAGCATCTGGGTATAGATCGATTCATAGCCATGCCGGTTATGCTGGATGCCAATATCGGTGGCCATAGACAAACGGGTCTGGAAATCGAGCTCACGACTCCATACGGATAACACAAAGTGGCAAGGTGGAAGCTTCATATCCTCCAGCTCACCAACATTCCAGGCATTAAGCAGGATGCGGCGATCGGTCGGGTTGTTGCGCAACTGATCAACCATACGTTGTAACTGATCGATTTCACGGGTGATAACGACGCGGTCTTCATTCAGCCCAATGTAACCTTCAACGCGATAACCACGTTCCATGAAGATGTCCTCCTTAAGGCGATACTCACTGTAAGGGACAATCCTGGTGTCCTCCCATCGGCGCCATTGCTTGCCATATACAGGCCCTAAATCGCCATTATCGTCGGCCCAAGCATCCCAGATCTTCACACCATGCTCTTTAAGGAACCCAATGTTGCCTGAACCTTGTAAATACCATTCAAGCTCAACCAGTAGCGGTTTAAGGTTTACCTGTTTTGAAGAAATGAGCGGAACAGCCCCGCCGGTAAGCATGTAGTAGGAAGGCACATAAGAAACGCCAAGCGTACCGGTGCCGGTGCGATCTTCGGAAGGAACGCCGGTATCAACAACGGTCTGAATGACACGGCCATAAGAGCTCGAAGCCAGCTGACCGTTACTGAATTCTCGATTAAGTAAAAAAGACAAGATGACCTCAAATAATAAGTAAGTACATACCTATCATTTTAAACACAGAGAAGACATCCAGGCTAGAAATTAAGTAAAAAAATGGTGGCCACGGGGCCACCAACGCTCAACTTTATCGAAAATAAAGATTGATAAGGATAGAAATGGACAATAGATCACACGTCCATTTCAATATATATTGATAAGTTAGTACTTACAAGGTGTTTTTAACCACTTCATACAGCGAAGATGCCTGTGCTTGCTCAAGGAAACGAGACAGATCGACATCGCTATATGTCGGCGATTTAAGGATTTTTCCATCAGACAGGCGATAGCCGATCATCATGTCAGTGCCGTCAGCATGGCGGAATCCGAGATCATTCTTATCATATTTACAGTTCTCAACGGCAAGACGACGCGCTTCAGCATCCGCCGGCCACAGCTTTGTCATATTAGAACGGTGGATCTCCGCCACCAGCTCCACGACGTCGACGCCAAGGAATTCAGCCAGGCGATACACCATCATGCACGCCACATAGATTTTGTTCATCACGCGGCGCAGATCCTGAATCAGCTCAGCATCACCTACCTTGTTATGTTCAAGTTTATCGGCCAGCGCGGCCAACATAAGCGCAGCTTCTTCTGCTTCATTGAAGGGGATGGCCATATCGTCGAAGACGGTATTTCCAGGCACCATAATGGTATGAATAAAGCGATCGACGCTTTGCTCCTGAGTGTAATAGCTCATGCCAGTTGATAGCCCACCTTTGATGGCTACCATCGTCCCGACACCCACATACAGGAAGTCAGCCATTGCATCCAGCAATCCCTGCATATCCCCCTTTTTCGCTGCAGGCAGCCCTTCTTCTACCGCCTCTTCATGGATCAGCTTAGCGCGCAGGCGCAGCAGCTCCGGAGTGGGCATTACACGACGCGGGTGCTGAAACAGCTCGTGGAACTGGTCAACCATCTTGTAAATACTCTCTGTCGCTTCTCCAAAACCGGGGTTCAGCTCATATGGCTCTGGTTTGAAGCCCACCAGCTTATCGGTGGCCAGCTTGAGATGGTCGGTCAGTTTCGTTAATTTCATGCTTTATCTTTCCTTAGTGCTTTTTTTCGCGTTCATTGTGGCCCAGAGCGACCAGGCCACAAAATCTTTATCCAGGCTTACAAATCGGCAAACTAGCTTAGGCCAGCGCGATCAACAGCGGAGTCAATCTGGCCAACGAGATAAGTGCTTTGCTCAGCTTCCTGCGGTGCAATCTGCAAGGTGTCGGACAACAGCCATTTGTTCATCCACACCAGCGGGTCATCTTTTATCTCCGGGTACAGTGGTTTCAGGCCAAGACGGCGCATCGCAAGATTGGTTCGGTATTTAACATAGCTTTTCAGGATATCGGCGTTTAAGCCAATCATTGAGCCGTCTTTAAACAGGTAATCTGCCCAGCGCATTTCCTGTTCGGCAACGTCCATCATGGTCTGATAGATGAATGGTTCCTCATCCGCAGCGATCTGGGCCCATAGCAAGCCTTCGCGGCCTGTACGCATAAACCGGAGCATTCGTTCTGTGCCTTCGCAATGAAGTGCCTCATCGCGCGCAATGAAACGCATGATTTTGGTGTTGCCCTCAAGTAATTTCCTTTCTCCAAAAGCAAACGTACAGGCGAAGCTAACGTAAAAACGAATGGCCTCCAGCGCGTTGATGGATACTAAAGTACGGAACAGCTGGCGCTGGAGAGGGTAGGGCTTTCCGTCAAATTCGGAGACGTAGAGCCGTTCGAATTCATCTTCTCCCAGATGCTGGCGCGCGCAGGTCATCTCATAGAGCTTGTCGTACTCTGTAGAGATACTGATAGCCCGGCTGATAATTTCCTCGTCGGTCACAATGCCATCGAAGACAATGCTCGGATCATCCACCATACCGCGAATAATGTGGGTGTAGCTGCGACTGTGAATGGTTTCAGAGAACGACCATGTTTCCACCCACGTTTCGAGCTCTGGAATTGAAATAAGCGGCAGCAGCGTTGCGTTTGGGCTGCGTCCCTGAACGGAATCCAGCAGAGTCTGGTAACGGAGGTTGCTCAGGAAAATGTGCCGCTCATGCTCTTGCAGCTTCGTATTGAAATCGATGCGATCGGTGGTTATGTCGACTTCTTCCGGGCGCCAGAAGAAGGAGAGCTGTTTTTCGATCAGCCTTTCGAAATCGCGGTACTTCTGCTGATCGTAGCGCGCAACGTTGACAGACTGCCCGAGGAACATAGGCTCTTTGGTTGCGTCGTTAGCGCCCAAACGGAAAGTGGAGTAACTCATGTGTTTCCCTTTGAATGTTATCGGTATTATTAAACAATTTGATTAGATGCACTTCTAAACAAATTATTATCTTATTGGTTAAAATGAGGCATTCAATGAAGTGAAAGGTGGGGATATCTCCCCACGCTTATTAGATTTTGCATGCGCCATCGCACTCATCTTCTGGCTCAACCAACGCAACAGAGGCCAGATCATCGTCTTCACGCTTACCGGCACCATCTCGTGTGTTGTGGTAATAAAGCGTCTTCACGCCTTGCTGATAAGCGAAGAGCAGATCTTCAAGCAACTTCATCATTGGAACCTTGTCGCCCGGGAAGCGAGTAGGGTCATAATTGGTGTTAGCTGAAATAGCCTGGTCAAAGAACTTCTGAATGATCGCAACTTTGGTCAGATAGCCGCGGTTATCCGGCATATCCCAAAGGTACTCGTACTGATCTTTCAGCTCAGCAAAGTCTGGAACCACCATTTTCACAATGCCGTCTTTGGATGATTTCACGGAAACAGGACCACGCGGCGGTTCGATACCATTTGTGGAGTTGGTGATTTGGCTGGACGTTTCGCACGGCATCTGAGCTGTCAGGGTAGAGTTACGCAGACCATATTCGCGTATGCGGCCACGCAGCTCTTCCCACGGCATTTTCAGCTCAAAGGACGTATCAGGGTTAGCGTCAAGCGACTTGCGGTAATGGTCAATCGGCAGCTGTCCCTGGGCATATTTAGTTTGGGAAAACCAATCACAGGCGCCTTTGGCTTCCGCCAGCCGGCAACTTGCATCAAGCAGGTAATACTGGATCGCTTCAAACGTTTCATGCACCAGCAGGTTGCCGGCCGGATCAGAGTAGTTAAATCCGTTCTTCGCCAGATAGTACGCAAGATTGGTAACGCCGACGCCCAAACTACGACGTGCTTTTGCCGGAATTTCCGCTGCGGCCATCGGGTAATCCTGATAGTCGAGTAGGGAATCGAGCGCAGCCACCGCATAGAATGCAACCTCTTTCAGCGTGTCCAGTGAGCGTAATGCCCCCAGATTAAACGCAGACAGTGTGCAAAGGGCGATCTCACCATCGGGGTCATCGGTAAACGCCAGCGGTTTAGTTGGCAGCGTAATCTCCATGCATAAGTTTGACTGGTGAACTGGAGCGACTTTCGGATCGAAGGCGCCGTGTTCGTTCATATGGTCAACGTTCGCAATATACACGCGGCCGGTAGAGGCTCGTTCCTGCATCAGGGTTGAGAACAGATCAACAGCGGGAACGGATTTCTTGCGGATGCTCTCATCAGCTTCATATTGCAGGTACAGCGCTTCGAATTTGTCCTGATCGACAAAGAAAGCATCATAGAGCCCCGGCACATCATGCGGGCTGAACAGCGTAATATTCTCGTTGCGTACCAGGCGGCGATACATAAGGCGGTTGATCATTACGCCATAGTCCAGATGACGAACACGGTTCTCCTCGATGCCACGGTTATTCTTCAACACCAGCAGACTTTCAACTTCCAGATGCCAAATAGGGTAGAAAGCCGTCGCGGCGCCGCCGCGAACGCCACCCTGCGAGCATGATTTCACAGCGGTCTGGAAGTGTTTCAGAAAGGGGATTACGCCAGTGTGGGTTGCTTCTCCATTGCGGATCTCACTCCCCAATGCACGCAGTCGGCCAAAACCAATCCCAATGCCAGCACGACGCGACACGTAATCGATAATGGCAGAGGACGCAGCGCTGATCCCTTTCAAACTGTCTTCGGACTCAATCAGAACGCAGCTGGAGAACTGGCGCGTCGGGGTACGGACGCCGGCCATGATTGGGGTGGGCAGAGACAATTTGAATGTACTGGTGACGTCATAGAACCCCTTCACCATTTCCAGACGTGTTTTGCCGGCACAACCATCTTCCCAATTCTGGAAAAGACACATACCCACCAGCATATACAGCTGCTGCGGGGCTTCGTAAATTTCGCCGGTGACTCGGTTCTGGACGAGGTACTTACTCGCCAGCTGAACAGTTGCGGCATAACCAAAGAGTTCGTCACGCATGGGTTTGATATACACGCCAAGTTCTGCGATCTCTTCGCGGGAGTAAAACTTAAGCAAATCCTCATCGTAAACGCCGCGGCTGACGTTGCTGACGATATGATGATAGAAACTTGGGTAAGCGAATTCGCCGAAGGCGTCTTTGCGAATTTTGAACATGTTCAGACGTGCTGCGACCTGGGAGTAGTTCGGAGTTTCAGGCGAAATCAGATCTGCAGCCGACTTAACCAATGCCTCATGAAGCTGCGAAGTTGTCATGCCGTCAAAAATGCTCGCGGCGGCGCCCATGGCTACGGCAGAGGCGCTTACGTTACGTATACCTTCTACCCCCCACATCACGACGCGGTTGTACTTCTCTTCGGATAGCGGCTCTGTGGAGCCATTACGTTTGACAATCCTTATCATGTATCACCCATCAAAAAAGGCCACTAAATGTAGTGGCCTATAGTATTAAATAAGTACTTACCTATCAATTGAGGATTATAAAATCCCTTTAAGAACGTCGCGGACTTGTCGGAACTGGTCTGTCTGCATTCCAGAATATATCGAAGCTATGGCATCAGCCAGGTGCTCATTCTTGGCAACGAGTACATCTTTCCCCGCTTGTTTCCGACGCAACCAAGGGGCATCAGGCTGTTTTGTAATCGCCCACTGGATGATCTCTTCTTTAGATGTGGTCAGTTTATTCCCGACGTAGTGCTTAATTTCATTTGGCGTAACCTGGATAAGTGGCTTATCAACGCAAGCAAGAACGCCGATACACACACCGTAAGAAGTCTGCGCGCGAGAGCTTTGACTACCTACCGGCAGTTCACAAAACACTATGTGGGCCTGTTCAATGATGGGCCTGGCGGTGCGCCAGATCTCTTTGGCCCGGCGCAGATCATCGCTGTTTACTCTGACAGTTTTCTTCGTTCCGCCGGCTTTGGTTTCAACCAGTTCAAGACCATGGATTTCAAGTTTGTCTGTATCCAGATCCAGCGTACCAATGGCCAGCCCGAAGTTGCTCATTGAAGGGTCGACGCCAACTACTTTGATCACTTTACTCATAGAGTTTCCTTACCATGTTGCCCATACCGGGCATTCCATTAATTTCTCTTCCAGGGTTTTAACTGGAGACTTGCGAACGGGCTCTGGAATGCGGCTCACCACATGTATGTTGTCACTGGTCAGCACACCATTTTCTATGTCTGCGTCGATCATGCTCTGCCCGATGAAGTAGGACATGATATCTATCAGCTTACGCGCAACCATTCCGTTAAAACGAAGTACATAGGGGACAGAGAGCTCAACCATTGCCTTATCGCCATCTTCAGTCTCAAAGCTTAATTTGCCTCTTCCTGGAAATGTCTCAAGTGTATCGTAATTGAAATCGATGCCAGCAAATGCCTTGCCTGGCATTGCAACCTGCCCAGCACGTGCATTTGCCAGTCGAGTCAGGTTAGTAAACGCGCTGCTGGTATGCGCCTCTATAGCCCCGTACTGCGCATCATCTTTGATAACCAACTCAGGTGATTCCGGGATCACCACGAACCCAGGCCCAGTGTGTGGAAGATAGCCACCTTCCGAAAATGGGTTGATCAGAATGGGCGCTGTACTTCCTGACGGCATCGATTTCAGACTTGGCATCAACGGGGTCTTGAAAAGTAGATCTTTCAGAGCCGTAAACTGCTCCGTCTCAATATTGAGATTTTGCCAACCGACACCAGGAGCCGCCCCAGCAGCGGTATAGCTGTTAATCAGCCTGAATGACTGCATCACAGCAAACATTTGCAAAAACTGCGTGCGGCTAAGATTAAACGACATAGCTGCGGCCCTCTTTCACTTCCACTGTGATGGTTTCCCGGAACCATGACTTCATTTCTTTGTGAGAAATGATCATCACCGTGCCGCGCTCGCGCGCTTTTGCTTCCAGAATCCCCATCAGACGCTCCAGCCCGGCAGTATCCAGCGCATCGTCAATTTCATCACCGATAAACAGCTCGATGTTCTTGCTCGCGCGGCTGGCCACCAGATCCTGCAGAGCCAGGGAGCACGCAATGCGCACTTTGCGTTTTTCTCCACCTGACAATGTCTGGAAGGTTTTGCTGGCGCCGATCTTGCGCACGCTGATATTGAACTTATCGCGCCACTCGCCCTTCTTGGTTGATTCCATCGTTGACCATTCCGCAACAATGTTTCCGTCTGACAGTGTATTGAGATATTCCGCTGTCTGGGCATTCAGGAAAGGCGTCACGGAAGTCAGGATATGCGAGCGAACTCCGGCAGGAGAGTAGACCTGGCGCGCTTTATCAAGCAGCAGAGCCTGCTCCTGTATATTCTTTAACTCAGTTTTAAGTACACCATAGTTAGATTTATTGGCAGCCAGGCTTTCTTCATGGCGTTTGATGACAGCCAGAAATGGGTTAATTTCTTTGGTAATGCGATCTACTTCGCTCCGCGCCCGGGCAACCAAAGCTTCTACAGCCACGACTTCTTTTTCCCGATGACGAAGCGTTCCCAGCTCTTTAGTCAGTTGTTCGATTCGGGAAATAATGGCAGACACATCTGGTGTACTGGCGACAAGTGATGATTCAATTTTGAGCGCCTTCTCAAGATGCTCTTGGTATTTAGCCACTGACGTTGCAGATGCCTGCGCTTGGCTGATCTCACTGCGCGCCTGTTCAACAAAACTCTCCTTCACGGTAGACAGATCTTCAACGCAATAAGCCTTGCCACAGGTAGGGCACGGCTCCCCGACTTTGGTATTTACTTCTTCCGCTTTCACCTTGAATGCGCGAGCACGTTGCATCGCTTCCTTCTGGATGTTTTCGGTAATGCGGATGCTGGCGCGTATATCAGTGATAGCTCCACGAACCTTAACCAGCTTGGCGTCATGTTCTTCTTTGGACGCAAGTTTTTCCCGCTCTTTACCGATGGCATTTTCAGTATCGCGGATCTGCTCTGGCAGACTGCGCAACTCCATTTCGACCTCAGTGAGCGTGACTTCCGCTCCAACCAGATCGGCACGGGCGACATCAAGCCGTTCGTTGCGGTCTCGCTCCCAGGCTTCAGAAGAGGTTTTAGCAGACTCCAGCTCATTCTGGGCCGATTCGACCAGAGACAAGCAGGCGTCCATCTTGGTTTTAGTGGTCTCCATGCGTGCGGCAGCTGCGTTGGCTCGTTCGCGAGCAATCGCGTAGGCTTTGGTGAGACGATCGACGCCGGCAGCCTCTTCTACGATGGTTTTGAGGTTTTTATCCGACATGCCAGGCAAATCAGGCATCGCCTCCTGACTGGCATAGATCGATGCCATAAATACTTCTTTTGACGCACCGATCAGTCGCTCTACAAACTCCTGGGTGAGCGAATCTTTACCCTTTGTCATGTCGCCGTCTTCGCCACGGACGATAAGCCGGTTTTTAAATTCCTTATGCTTGCGGTGGCGGATAATGGCGTAGCGTTTACCTTCGTCTTCAATGGTGACTTTTACGCGACAGTTCTTCTCATGGCCCGTAGAGAGAACGTCGTCTCCTTTAACACCATGGGATGTCTCGCCATAAATACACCACATCAAACTATTCATGAGGGTTGATTTACCAGCGCCATTGCTGGCGGCCGATGAGTCCCCGGCATTAACACCCTGGATGAGCACCAGCCCACGCTGATCAAGCTCGACCTTGGCGTTTGCCAGCGCCATGAAGTTTTCCACTTCGAGCGTTAAAAATTTCATGCTTTGCCTCGAATTGCTTTAGTCAATTTCTGCCCTTTGCGAAGGCGGTATTCCGTATGTGCCGGGAAGGAGTTGCGTGACAGGAGGCCACGTTTCGTTAGTTGACCAAGGTAAAACGCCTGTGGGTTTCCTTCTGGCGGATAGGGCTTCTGGAATAAAACGGGCTTCCCGCTTTCAAGCCGTTTAATCATCTGGATGAAATCCCAGAAATTATTGTGGGAGGAAGTCACTACACCGCCTCCGCACTTTCCGCTTCGGTGAGGATCTCCTGACACAAGGCATTCAGTTTGGTTAGGTCAAATCCACCGTCTGTGTCATGAACGATTTTGCAGTAAGCAGAAACAGACTCGCCAAGGCTGTCGATTTTGCTGGTCTCTGAGGTGCTGGCAGTACCCTCCATCATTGAGCCCTTGCGGATGAAGTTGCATACAACACCTTTCGCTCCCATGGACTTCAGGACGTTCTGCAGCTTGATGCCTTCCTCATCGTTTTCGACGACGGCCCGGAAGCGCACGTAATTGCCGCGTATCTGCTTGTCATCCACATCGTCTTCCAGGTTTACGAATTTCGGCGCCGAGGTTTCAAAATGACTGAACGAGCCGTCAGAGTTCACAATCATGTAGCCCGCCAGCGAACCTACGTCCCCCCAGTTTTGGTGCGTTAGCGCGCCGACACTGATAACTCCGGGGATCACCTCCTTGTGGTTGTGGTAATGGCCGGACAGTACCAGGCGAAAGCCTATGTCTTTCAGCTCCTGCGCATCGATGCCAACATCAGGCATTGTTGGGATAGCTTTGTTGATGGCGGTATGAATCACGACGTCGTGCAGATCCCCGTCAAGCCGCGCACGAAGTGCTTTCAGGTCGCTAATTAACTCGGCATGGTTGTTTCGCCAGCTCACCATATGGACTGTGACATCACCCAATTTGATGCTGTGTGGCTTACGGCCGCAGACGATCTGTACACCAATCGACTTCAGCGCCGCTGCGGCGTTAGCGCTGTAGACAGAGTCGTTTGTTTCCAGGTCATGGTTGCCGGCCAGCATAGCAACGCTGAGCCCCAGATCTTTGACGATCCACTCATAGGCATCGGAGACGTAGTTGAGTACGGTAGGGGATACGGTTCCGCGGACGTGGAATGTGTCGCCGGCCACCAGCATGTGGGTGCAGCCCGCTTTTTTCATAGCGATGGCCGCTTCTTTTGTAGCCTCCAACTGAATAGCCAGCCGAGAGTTGAGACCATCTGCATCGGTCGTCGAGAATGAATCCCATTTGTGATAATGGGGATCGGAGATCACCCCATATGGCAACGTCATGTGTATTTTCCTTTGTGGTTATTTTGATATAGATTCTAAGCATGCAAAACAGGCCAACAACCAAGTAAACACGGCACATTAGAAAATCTACAGGCGGGATATTATGGCAAAATAAATAGGTAAGTACATACTTATTTTTTTAAGGTTAAGCAAGACAATTAAGTAAGATCTGGGCTCTAGGTGTGGCATTACCGGGAGCCCAGCTCCGTATGTACAAGGCGAAAAGGTATAATTGTTTATGTGAGAAGATTTGTCTAAGAACGAGACTCGGATGTAAACATTTTTGTGCTATTAACTAAATTTTGTGCGCCATTACAAGTCAGGTAGTTTCTAGACTAAGATCCACAACTTTTCCTCCCTTTTCACACATCAATGAGACTTATAGTCTGTAGACTCATTGTCATCTTTTAGGTTTAATCGATTGTTATGAAAAAAAATGATTACCAAGTTTGTTTTGGTTTAGCTGTCAGAAAGCATCGAAACAAACGGAACTTAACACAAGAAGAACTTGCAAGCTTATGTGACTTGGACAGAACCTACATAGGTAGTGTAGAGCGTGGGGAAAGAAACGTCAGCCTATTAAATATCCATAAGATTGCCTCAGCTTTAGGTATAGAAGTTAAGGAACTATTTGAATGAATTACACTCAGTTAAAACAATTTATTTTTTCCTATTTTCACTCAAATTTAACGGATATCGCCAGAGATATACAAGCTAAAAACCTTCCAGAGAGAGCGAAGTCAATACTTATAAATCAAGCGGTAGAACGTGTAAAAAATGACTTAGGTAAAATATTAATCGTTGAGTATTCACATATCGATCGTTCAAAGTTATTTATGCTTCTCCAATATTGTTATTCAGTCATGAGCTTTGAATATCGGAATGTAGTTTGGCCATATGAGTACATGGCTTTTTCACGAAGGAATGGAGAGTTGTGGGAGCGTTTTTGCAAAGCTGCATGGGATCACTCTTTATTGCCAAATCTATATCGTATTTCAGCACCAAGTTTCCATGAGGTTAGAAATAGCTTTAGAGATCGCATAATAAATCACACCCAAGGGAATCAATATCAACACCACATCGTAAATGACGTAGATAGTGTTTTTGAACTTGTAGGTGAGATTAATATGGTTGAAGATGAAATGTTCAATCTAAATGGACGAAATTATATTATAGACTTTAAAAGTGGCTTTGGTTCTAACGAAAAAGGGAATACACTTCGTTTAATTGCTGTCGGACGAGCCTACAAACATTGGGATCCTAATGTCAATTTATTATTCCTTGTTAGACAAAACGAAAATAATAACTATTTAGAGACTATTCGCAGAAATAATATATGGGAAGTTCATTGTGGCGATGCGGCTTACCAAAAAATAGATGAACTGACAAATGCAGGGATATGCGAAATTAGACGAGAAGCCATTGATTTTAGGAATGACCTATCGCCTAAATTTTGGAGTTATTTAGTTAATACCAATCTAGCTGATTATTTAAATTGGTAATATTAAAGTGGTGCACATAGTGCACCTTGTTTAAAAGACGGAGGAAATAAAATCATTTCTTTTGTCTTCTGTTTTTTCCCATCCTTGAACTTTCGCTAACTCGACTATTTTGCTTGCTTCTAACAACTCAGTTTCGGTCAACTTAGGAATGTTAATCCGCTTCAAATAGTTTGCAGAGTTATTAGCCCCAGGTGATACCAAGGACTTTTGTTCTGTTGCAAATGGGTGGTTTAGGTAAATCAATAAAAAATCATGGTAGCTTGCCTCTTTGGCAAAAACACCAACAACACCTTGGTCAAAAATGCAGTTATCCATTTCTGAAGCGGTTAACTTACCAGAGGTAACCATAGGTATTGCGATTCCCTTTTTAAAATAAAAATCTTTGTTTTGAAGCCGAGCTTTCTTATCATTATAATAATATGCGACAGCTTCTTTATCCCATCGAATACAGCTATTTGTAGCTTCAAAGACATTTCTATGTCCCCCTCGGACAAAAGGTACATAAGCTATATTTGAATCTATACCATACTCCTTCTCAAGATCAGTGGGAGTTAGATTTACTAGACTCCAATCAACTGGGTGACCATTAATTCTTTTAGGCGCATTTTCGGAGTCATATCCACAAAATCTTTGATTATCACCTGTATAAATACCTGTTTTACATTCTGCAATCTCACCCAGAGTTACAGTTTCTCGAGATATCTTAATTGATTCAAACAATTTTGGACTAATCCAGGCTTTGTCCACATTATTAATAAAATAATCACCACGAACAATTGTGTTATCGGTTTCCAATAGTTGTAAGAGAGGTTGATTTGAGTCAACGGCATCGATCCAATTAACTTCGCAATCAGTACCAAGAGACCCCACATTACCAGCAATAATGCACATATTGCTATAACCGAAGTTAACAGAGCCAAATCGTCTACTTTTAAACTGAATGATATGACTTGGTTTAGCTGATTGAAGTATGAAATGCCTCATATACCTCAAATTCGTACTCGTAAGGAAGGTATCAGGGATAATGAAAACATAACGCCCTCCTTTTTTTAAGGTCTTCAATGTAAAATAGAAAAATAAGGCGTAAGATTCCTTAGCATACACATTAGGGAATGCTTTTTTTATTATTTTTCTATATTCTTGTGTGAACTTCAGACCGTAAGGCGGGTTGCAAATAGTTGCATCATACTCGGTATTAGGGAGTAGCACTTTACGATTATTTGGCTGAACAAAATAATCGATAAAATCGGCGTGAAAATAATTACAGTTCTTTATTTTCAAGTCGCTTAAAAAATGATTTTCGTCAATGTCAATAGCATCGATATTTTTAGGCTTTCCGATTAGGTTTTTTATAAATGCCCCCTCACCGAAACAAGGTTCAATAACATTTTGATTAGACACGTCCCCCAACAAGCTAATCATTGTATTTCTAAGGTCATCTGCGTCTGTAAAAAAAGCTTGAAAAGATTTATCCGTAATATGTTGGTGCATTTTTATCGCTCAATCTTAAGTGTGCTACTTTTAGTCGTCATTCTACTATGTTTTTTTCAACTTTCAAGTTAATGATAACTTGGTTACGTCAGCCCATCACCCCACACTCCAGCCCACTAATAGTGGATACGTGCTAAGTGAGGAAATTCTCGACCATCGGTGACTCATGACAAAACTAGCAGTAACCACCAAAAAACTCAGCAAACAACACAATAACTTTCGGGGAGTCACCATAGGATGATTGTTTCTCGCAATCACTGAGTGTCCGCTGTTAGTTCGAAGCAGATGTCAAGTTCTAAAACAATACTCATAGTCTTATGGCATAGCAAAACTTCTGAATATCGTGTCTGCGGGATGAGGAGGTTCCTAGAATTCATGCATCCGAAAGAAGAAAGATCATATCAGCCAGAGTAATCTCTCTTGAGTAAAAATCGTCCATATACCACTCCCTTGGCTTCTCAGATGCATTCTAAGCTACGCTATTTTGTATTCGCGTAAAGACCCCTTTGTTCGTTTAGGGTTCGTCAGAGAGCTTCTGACGCGCATTTGCGATGCTAAACACTTCCGCTTTTGGCCGAGGGTCGACTAAATCGAGTTCTTCTTCGCTGTGATACTCGATATCAAAGTCCCGTTTGATGTGTCTGATGTAAATCGCAGTGAGCAGGCTGTCTTCTTTCAGGAAGTGGCCATAGGATCTGCGGATCAGTTCACCTACTTTTTCGATCTTCTCTCCGCCCATACAGAGGTGATTGAATCGACTGTGCTTTCTCAGCATTTCATCAACTGGCCCAGAGTAAACCTTATCCACGACACCGAATCGAAGGATCTTCGCAGTATCAGCTTCAACCAGGCAGACAATCTTCCCCTCGGTCAATCTGTCACGCCAGGTAACGCCTGAACGCATAGTGTTGAAGTAGGGGGTATCCAGACCGATGATCGGTTTTCGAAATGCCAGCAGCGGTACGTATCTGGCACAGCTGTTCAGGTGGAAGTTAACGCCGGCGTCACGCAACTTGAGTCGGGTCTCGTTGATGTTGCACTTCGAGGCTATGCCACACAGGCTGCAGAGAACCTTCTCGTTGCTCAGTGTGGAGTTTGATTCTATGGTGTAGGTTCCGTCTTCCAGACGGCGTACCCAACGTGTGCGTTTTAAGTCCATGTTCTCGTTTTAGTGATTGTTGACCGGAACCACGATAGCTGACTAGGCACACCTGTAATCGCAAATGCCTGTTTTACTTATCCACTTATCCACTGGATAGATCCCAATAATAAGATCCCTATAACAGATCCCCAAACAGATCCAAAGAGATCCCCGATCGCCGCAGGCCGCGCCACGCCTGGGCTAAGGACTGATCCGTGTATGCTGTCAGCGGTAAACGATATGCTGTCAGCGGTACGGTATATGCTGTCAACGGTTTTGTGTATGCTATCAGCGGTAATTGACGTATGCTGTCAGCGGTTAGAACCAAAAGGTATCCACATGTCCACAAGAAAGAAAAAAGAGAGCGATATCAAAGAAATACCTGAAGACAACGAAATTCCTGAGGAAGAAGCTCTCACTTTGTACACAGGTGATTTAGTTCCTAACAGCAACAACACGGTGCAGCCAATCGCTTTAATGCGTCTTGGCCTCTTCGTGCCGACACTCAAAGGAACGAAGAATAGCTCTCGCAACAAGTCCAACATGATCGACGCATCCAGAGAGCTTGTCCAGCTGGAAGTCGCGCGGTCAGAGGGTTATTCAAACATTAAAATCACCGGTCCTCGACTGGATATGGATCATGACTTCAAAACCTGGGTTGGTGTTGTTCGCTCTCTGGCTGAATACGGCGAGCCAACCGGGCGCGTTGAGCTGAGCATCACGAAGTTCGCCAAGTTCTGCGGCTACCCGTCTTCGCAGATCCGCAAAACCCTGCGAGACCGCCTGACAAATAGCCTGCTCAAGATCATGCGCACGACGTTGTCGTTCCAGCGCACTCATGAAGAGAAGAACGTCGACGACACCAACAAGATATCCCTGTTGATGGTTCACCTCATAAACAGCGTTGATTACAACGAGAAGAAAGACTCTATTGTCTTTTATGCTGAACCTAAGCTGTCTGAGCTCTATCGCTTTGACCACAAAGTTCTGCTGCAGTTAAAGGTCATCAACAAGCTCCCGCGCAAGGAGACGGCCCAGGCGCTGTATACTTTCATCGAAAGTCTTCCTCCTAAGCCGGCACCGGTATCTCTTGCCCGGCTGCGCGCCAGGCTCAATCTGAGCACGCGCAACGTCAGCTCGCAAAACCAGACTATCAGGAACGGATTGAAGTCACTGCAAGAGCTGGGCTATCTCGAATATAGCGAGGTTAAGCGTGGCCGTTCTGTCTACATCCAGATCCACAGTCGTAACCCAAAACTGAAAGTAACATCGAGCAAACCCGAGAAGCCAGAGGCGCCTAAGCAGGCAGAAGAAGCGAAGGGTGAAATTGATGCGAAACAGAACCTCAAAAACAAAATTTCTGAGCTGTCGCAGAACCTGACGCCAGAGAATATCAAGCTGATCGAGATACTCACCAATAGCCTCAAGTTGCTTTGATACGCTGTCAGCGGTTCAACATATGCTGTCAGCGGTTCTTTTGTCTCAATGTATGCTGTCAGCGGTAAAACGTATGCTGTCAGCGGTACATTTCCACTATCTGCGGTCTTTATAAATCGACATGGCTAACGTCTAAGGGCAACTGCTGCCCTATGAATGTATGCTGTCAGCGGTAAAACGTATGCTGTGAACGGCACAAGGTATGCTGCCAGCGGTAATTCACTGGCAACGTATGCTGTGAGCGGTAATACAGCACTGAATTAGATATCCTGAAAACGGGCGACGTATTCGTTGCTTTGCGTCAGGCCCGTGTAGATAACAATATGGCTTCCCCAGTGGTCACTAACCTGCTAACCCGCATGAATGCTAGGTTAGTGGTTACTAACAAATGTTATTCCGTCACACTTAAAACGCGCTGCAGAAACATCGGTTAGTGAATCTGCTTGAGCAAACCCCAAAGCGTTTGTGCTTTCGATGTGAGTTTCCCGGTTTCAGGATCAAACATGCGCCATTCCCGACGCTGGTGGATGATGTAACCGTCTTCGCGTTCCAGACGCTCCAGCATGTCCGGTTTTCGGAAGCCTTTCGCTCTCCAGTAACCGCTTGTTTTCTCAATCTCCAGACCAGTCATTGTGAGAGCCATTAACCAACCTCCTTACATCCGTCGAAAAAGAAACTTTGGTCTTTGCTATGAACGCCGTAGACGTCGTGGGATTTGTTGTAGATAAGCTTGTCCTCGCCAACGCCAACCAGTTTACCGTTGCGTTTAGCCAGATATGGAGATGAGAGAACCTCATCGCCGCGGACGACATAGAACTGCTCTCCGCTATCAACGACCAGCGCGCCGAAGTCAGCTTTAGTAGGTCTGCTGATTTGATCATTTTTCACCTGCGATACGGTCATATCGCATTGGTAAATCCGGGTATCCGCCAGCAGAGAAAAGGAGAGGGCGGCCAGCAGTAGCGTTATTTTTCTCATACCACTATCCCTGTGTAGACCTGTGCTGTAGAGGTGATGACCAGCACCAGTGCGAGCATGTTCACAGTGGTTCCGTTGACAGGAGACAGAGCTTTCTTGAGTGTCCCGATCATCAGGCAGTCCAACATAAACAGTATTGAAAAGATGAGTAACAGGATATCTACGTATATCTTCATGATAGGTAAATACTAACTTATATATTTTGAGCTGTAAATGGCTACGGAAGAGCGCCAAGGCCTGGAATTCCCTAAGGATGGCGAGTCCAGAGCCATTCACCATAAGCAGTGGCTAAACATCACTGTCAGTACTGGCCGATATCCAAACTAATATTCTCATGTGTTTCTCCTTTTTGGTGTATGTACTTACTTATTATTCTGATCGAGAGAAGGGGAGCAATCGTCCTGTTCAGGTGATGGCTCATCTATTAGAGCAATGACCTCGCGCAGCTGAGCGGCCCATTCAGGCCCAGCTAAGCCTTGTGCGATTTCTGCGTCGATAACATCGAGCGCGGCATTGGCCGCATCCCAGAGTCTCTTCACTTTGATTCTTCCTTCACCAACCACCAGGCGTCTAGGATGGCTACCCGGTAACTACGTGGCACTGTCACATTTGACGTTGGAATTGGGATTAATTTCATATTAGTAACCAAGTTGTTTTCTCATTGGTGATAATAAACAAAATATAAAGGCGTCCAATGGACGCCCTGTGATTACGCTTCTTCTGTTTCGGCAGAAGCAGACTCTTTAGCTCGACGTTCGTCGATGGTCTGTAGCGCCGCAATGATCTCCGGAAGGGGCTTATCACGATACATATCGACGATCTGCGATTTGGTGTACTTCTTGTCGCCAATCTCTACGCGGCCGCTGGCATTTTTTGGCAGGTATCCTTCTTCGAGCATGTGCTCAACCAGTGATTCGATAACGTCCAGACCGCGGGTCGGGTCGAAGTAGAATTTCCATGAGCATTTACCGAATGGCGGTGCCACTTTGTTTTTGATGCACTCGGCGCCCACGTCCTGACCGATCTTATCTTTGCCATCCTTCATGACAGAAGCGCCAAGACGAATACGCACTGAGGCGTAGAACTTCGGAGAATCACCACCAGGAGAGGTGGTCGGATCGCCAAACATCACGCCGATTTTTGTACGAACCTGGTTAAGGAAAATAATGCAGGCATTGTACTTGCGCGCCCAGAGCGCCAGCGTTGGAAAGTTGGCGCTCGTAGCACGAGCCAGGGCCGTATTGTCGTTCATGTTTAGCTGATCTTTATCCTTCGCTGTACCTTCCGCCATTTTGTCGAACTTCTCGGCTTTGGAGTTTGGCACCATTGACGCAAGAGAGTCGGCAACGATGCAAATAGGGGCGTCTGCGGGGATCAGCTCTTCGTCTCGCACCAGTTTCAGGATGGTGCCGATCAGCTCAACCGATTCTTCGAACGTGTCCGGCTGCTTATAGACCCACTGGCCGTCATCCTCATCCGCATTCAGCCCGTTTGCCACCGCCAGACCAACGTCAAAGCTGTTTTCGTGGTCGAGGAATACAGCCAGACCCTCCTGTTTCTGAGCGGAGACCATGGCGGCCGTCGCCAGGAAGGTTTTGCCAGCACTTGGCGGCCCAAAGATCTCAACGATACGTCCGCTTGGGAAACCGCCGTCATAGCGCCCGGAGATGGCTTTATTCAGCGGAGGGAAGCCGGAATCAATCCAGTGTGAAACCTTTTGGATCTCATCATTGCTGCCGATTTTCTTTTTTAACGCCATTGCCAGTGTTGATTTTCCTTTTGCCATTCTTAGGCTCCTTTTGTCTCGTTGATGCGTTTGGAAGCGGCGGCTTCATCAAACTTTATTGCGTCGTGGTTGAGGTGTTTGGCCATGCGGGAGAGGATCTTGACGACCTGTTCGCTAATCAGCCCCTACTCTCGCTCTGTCACGCTCATGCCGGCCGCGCCTAGAATGCGCGGTAGTGCAACAACGGCATGTTCTCCATGGAAGAAGACAATCTCCTTTGCCAGCATCGTAGGCGTGGTCGTATTGCCATTGATGAGTGATTTCAACATCAGCAGTACCTCTCAAAAGGCAAAACGAACACATCCAGATCTTCCAGGAATGACCGGAAGTTCAGCTCGTGGCAGAGCATTTCGAAGGCTTTCAAATCACGTGCGCCTTTTATCTTTTCGATTTCGCTGGGTGGGAACTTGGTATCGATGAGGTTCATCAGCGTCATGTTGCGTTTGAAGGCTTCCAGCATCCGGCAGCCGGTCTTCTCGTTGAAGGCATTTTTGGCCAGTTTGTTGAATGCCGTTTTGTATCGGCCTTTATTGATGACGATCGAGCCGTCGTTAATGCCGCGCACCATAGCGGCGACGCTTCCCCATTCGTGCAGCAGCTCCTTGGCGCCACCGTCACCAATCCCGCCTACACCTTTGATGTTGTCGGATGTATCCCCCTGCAGAGCTTTGGCTTCGAGGAAAGCACGAGGAGTAGGCAGGCCGATCAGCTCTGGGAACTGCTCAAAGTTCACCTGCTTGTGTTTGGCGTCTTCACGAAGGCTCACCCAGCTGACTTTTTCTCGAACCAGCTGCAGCCAGTCGCCGTCGCCGGTGAGCAGGTAGATATGATCGACCGTTGGTTGTGGCGCAAGACGACCAACCAGCATCCCCGCCAGGTCATCGGCCTCGGCGTCTTTGGCGATCAGCTGGTTGACGCCAAGGGCTGCCATCATTTTCAGGATGTAAGGCTTCTGGACTGCAAAGCCTTCTTTCATCTTCTTCATTTCCGGATCTTCATCGCGATTTGCTTTGTAATCCGGGTAATAGTCGCGACGCTTGTCGCTAAAGCCGTCCCACAGGATCATGGGGCGAGCGTGAAGAATAGAAGCATAGCGACGAACGTTTTTGACGAAGCCAAACACCGCCTGAACTTCCATTTCGCCGTTATGTAATTTGTCAGATTGCTGGTGGTAATAGCCCAGGCTGTTACCATCCACTAAGAGATAATTCACCGGAAAACTCCTTCCAAAAAGTAAGGCGTCCGTAGACGCCTTAACAGTCATGGCCTGGGATTAAAGCGATTCTAATTCCGCCAGCAGATCGTCAAGACCTTCATCGTCATTAGAGGTGCTGGTCGCGGCCGCAGTGGTAGTGGCGGCAGCAGCTGATGCTTTAACTTCTTCCGGCTCTGGTACGAACTCTGCCTCTGCGGCACGTAAGATCTCTTCGTCTACCAGAGATGTTTTTGCTGGCTCTGGAGTAGAGGTCGTGGATACAGCAACTGCACCTTCCGTATGGCCAGTGATGGTGCCAAAACCAGGTAGCGTAGCTGCGCTGGCAGCAGCTGGTGAGGAAATAGCAGCGGTGGCGGCGGCAGGTGCAGCAATACCAATGAGACGCCCCATGGTGCGAACGGTGGACAGCAGACGAGTTTCATCAGCCTGATTGGCGTAAGCGATCAGGTCATGCTGGGTCGACCACAGTTTTTCAGGGATATCGCCCTTGTAGACTTTACGTTTTGGGGATACGTCGTACTTGGTATCGCGACCGGAGCCGGTGCGTTTGATCAGGAATGCATAGCCTTCTTCTTTGCTTAACGGGTTGCCGATATCATCTGCGATATCCTCAGACATCACTTTGCAGATATCGTCGAACACAGTGGACGGGAGCTCAATCAGCTGGCATTTTTCTGCGTCGCCAAAGTCTTCACGAGCTGAAAGTACGCCATTGACCAGGTAGCGTGGAGTAGCGCGCATTTGGCCGATACGCTCTTCCATTGCCTTGTTGCCTTTGTAGCGAGCGCGACCTTCCATCACCATCTCACACAGCTGGCACGCACGATTGTGGGTGTGCTGTTCGCAGATATAGGCAGTGGTAACTTCTTTGCCCTCCTCATTCTGATGCTTAACGTAGTGCATACCGAAAGTCTGGAAGAACACACCGTTCTGATCGTCCTTGTTAGGGAAGATGCGCAGATAGTTATTACCGTCTTTCAGACGGGTTAGGTCGACGTTATTGCCTCGTTTGGAAGCAATATCGCCGCGGGTCTTGTTAAGCAGATCAAGTAATGACTTAGACATGTATTTCTCCTTGTTGTGATTATGGCCATGGGCGCTTTGCGCTTGGGGTATTCGCTTGTTCGTGGCTCTTAAAAGCGTACATAATAATAGATCACTACTTACTTACTATCTATCAAAAATTATCGGGTGGCGGTGAAGCGTTCGGCGCCCAGTCGTTCAATCTCTACGATGGCCATTTTCGAGGCCTGCACGATCATGTCTCTACGGTGAGAGAAGGCAGTGACAGCGTGCTTATAGATGTCAGCAATCAGACGCGCGTCATCCAGTTTTTGGCGCTTCGCAAGGTATTGTGGGCTTGTGCGAACCTTGGCTTCCAGTACCGATTCATTGAACTTTATTCCGTTCATACTCAAGTTCTTACGTTCAATGTCGTAGATTTTTGCCTCTATGGCATCGAGGGAGAGTTTAGCATCTGCAACCTCTCGTTCTGCGCGCGCTAGTCTTGCTCCGTACTCCATCAACAGCCTCGGTTGCTGCCGCCAGACCTCTTCCAGTTTGTCGCGATCGAACTCCAGATCGGTCATGATTTTTTCGTAAATTTCGGTGCTCATTTTGTTAAGTATCCACTTACTAAATTGTATCAATATTACCATGAAGAAATCAGCTGGTGGAACATGTGTCGTGAGGGTGTGGAGGGGCTTATAAATGGAGTGTGCAAACAAAAAACCCGCCGTTTGGCGGGTTATATTTTGTGAATTTAGTTATTTCCCAATGACCCGGCCATTGCCGCGTATTTAATCTCATCTTCTGGGATTTCGGGGTGAAGCTTGATTTGCCAAATAACATAGGCAGGGACTTCGTCGCCCCAGAGTTTCGCCGCATCTTTGCAAATCTTATAAGCTAAATCTCTATGTTCAAAAGCATAGGCTTTACCATAGGCGTATTGTTGACAGCTGTGTACATATGCACCAAAGTCGCCATCCTTGTCTGGGAAGGCGCATCCGGAAAGTATTAGTGAGGTAGCGACGATGGCTATGCCTTTAATCGTGCGGGGCATTATTTTTTCCTCAAAATTCAGGTTTCATCTGCTCAGGAAATTTCTTAGATGAAGCGTAATAGCTCCCAAGGGTATAAGCCTTTAACTGCTGTTCAGTGTCGACTCGACATGATGTGTTATAACAAGCACCGCTGATCATCCCATAAGCTGCAGCCTTTTTGTTTAAGTCTGCCTTTGCTTCTTCGATGCTGTTCTTGCTCATTGTCACGACGCATCCTGAAACAATCGCTTGGGCCTTGCGGTCGTCCATGTTCAAAATCACCGTGTTGGCTTCTTTACTGTATCCATTATTCTTGTAAACATCGGCAGCGAACTCACGACATTCAGTGTAGTGCGGGCTTGTTTTGACCTCATCATAATTCGGTATCTTCATGCCAGCACAGCCAACCATTATGAAACTCATCCCCGTTATTAGCGTTTTTTTTATCATATCCCTAACCCAAAGGCTCCGTTATGAGAGTGTGTAGTCCAGTTAAGTACCATTGTTGGTGCTACAAATATGTTCCCAAATTCACGAGAATAAACAAGAGCATCCCTTGAAAATGTGTGGCTTTATGTCTCAATTCTGTTAGAACGGGGTAATTTTTACACTGATTCCAAAGAATGCCCCGCCATAGGGC